AAGACCAGCATTTGAATGCTGTTTGTCAGGGGCAGCGGTCGGTTGGCGGATTTTTACATTTTGGGGCTTGACTTTTAATAGTTAGTCTCCCGTAATTAAGCGCATGCGTCAAATCTTTCGTAGATTGCGAGGACTGCGAACTCACGGTAGACTGCAGTTTGGATGCGGCATTGCGATCAGACACTTGGAACGTGTAGCTCTGTCGGTTTTCCTGTTTTACAGTGATGTTTTTGGTGTTCGTAGTTTGAGCAATCGGCCGCTGTGATGCCGTTGTTGTAGACACCGGCCTTCCTCCCGAAATAAATGCACTGGCAGCATTTCTACTTGTGGCAGTGCTCCCAGAGGAAGTCTGCGTCCCTGTCGGTGATTTACCATTGCTTGTGCGGCCGCTGCCACCAGAGGATTTTCCGCCTCCCATGCCTCTAAAACCAGGCGAATTCTTATCAGGACCGTCCCCGCCATCAGAATCATCGACATCACCGCCATTTCCACCGGCAAAGAAATTTTTTACGCCGTTCCACAGGTTCTTAGCCCAGGTGATTTTATCGCCGAACCAGTCAAAGAATCCTTTCAGCCAATCCCAAATTGCCTGTGCGCTTTCTTTCAGTGGCTCCCATGTTTCGCCAAAAGCAGCGCGTCCCAAACCATTCAGAATATCGAGGAAATCTTGCCACAGTTCCTTACAGCCTGTCAGGAATTGCGTCCAATCACCGGTCTGAAAGCCGGTAATCAAGCCAGCCAGAAGGTCGAATAGGTGCCCGCCCAGTGTGATGATGTCTGCGGTCAGGTCAACTAGTCCTTGCCAAAGGGCTTGCAGAACAACTAAAATCGCACCTTTGTGTTCCTCCCAGAACTGACCCAGCGAATCAAGAGCGTCTCGGCCAAATTGCTTTGCCCCCTCGAAGAACGCACTGATTTTCTCTCTCAATGCGTCAACGTCAACACCAGCCTCGCTCAGGAGTCGCCCAAAGACGCTATCGCCGCCCTGCAGGAAAGTAAAAACATCTTCCAGCACAAGGAACAGTAAGAGCCATTTTGCGGCCGCAAGGGCAGTTTGCAGATTAAATCCTTGCAGGAGTTTCACTGCGCCCACTAGGAAAGACAGAATCTTGTTTCCGTTGGTTGCAAGGAACAGAGCTGCGGCGACCATCGCAATCAGCTTCAACAACTGTTCTACGCCGCCAAGTTTCTCGGCAATATTTTTCAGCCACGAAGTCAGCCGTTGTGCTTTTCCTATCAGGAAATCGCTTATGGTTTTTATTGTTTTGCCAATACTGGTTGTGATGCCAAGCATGTCATCTGCGCCTGCAAGCCAAAGCCCCCACTGATTTCTGACATAAGTAAGAGCGTCCCCGATGCCGAAACCGAGTTCATCAAAGTTCTTTTGAATGTCGCTTTCCGCCGCAAAGAACGCTTCTTTCAGTTGCTTTGCGGAAAGTTTTCCGCTCTCTGCCAGATTTTGGAGTTGCTTTTCGGACACTCCCATTGCAGACGAAATGGCTTTCACCACCTCCGGGGCAGCTGTTTTTAAGTTGGAGAAGCCAGATTTGTCCAGCTTGCCCGAAGACATAGCCTTTTGCAGTACACTCATGGTGTTGTCAAGATTTGCTTCTCTGCCGGAGCCCTTTTCCAGCTTTTCGACAAGCGAAACAAACTTCACAGCATCATCAACCGGGAACAGTTTACTGTTCAACTGCACCAGCTTTGTCACATCTCCGGCCATGGCTCCGTATTCTTCGCGGCAATCCTGAGCCCCTTGCAGAATCTTCTGCTGAATATCCGCTTGATCTCCCATCTCGCGGGTTGCCCCGCGGATGGTATCGTTGATACTGCCAAATTCCTCTGCAAGACTAGCAAGCTTAGTAAAGGAAAAGCAGATGCCGATTGCGCCAAGTGCTTTAGCTGCAAAGCCTTTTACTTCGCTGATAGCGCTTTTTGCGTCATCAACAGAGCTTTTATCGACCTTGAACAGAATTTGATTGACGAACTTTCCGATTACAGTTTCCTTCGCCGCCACTTATGTATCCCCCCTTCTGTCCTCTTGGCTTTTGGCGTACTCAATGTCCCGCTGCATCATAATCAGGTCGTAGAGTTTTAGCATTTCATCCAGATTATAAACATAGGTCAGTTCGTACATCGAAGCCACCCGCTCACGAATCAGGGTATACATAATCCATTCAAGGTTCGTTACTCTGTCGTTGTCGAACTCTCCGTACTGTTCGAGCTGCCCGCCCGGCGCACTTTGATAAGGCCTCCAAAGAGGGTGCTCGCATCTTTGAAAAAACCGCTGAAGTTTAAGCGAATGACCTCAGCACAAAGATTGAGCATTCCGGCGAGGTACTGGCAGAAAATTTCATCAAAATCATCCTCGCCCATGACCTCATAAGTGTTTTTCTCAGGATCCAAAACGCGGATGTTGCTGTGATCCAGCAGGAGCTCACTCACCAGTTTGCTCAATGCGTTGCCATTGATGCGGGCAAGCGCCTTGACCAGCGAGTCTTTGTCCATGTCCATCCCGTCAAACATTTCCATGTTGACAGCATCCTTATCGTCGCTAGCAACCGACACGGTGCCCAGAATAGGAAGAATGATGGATGCGACATCGCCAAAAATGTAGGTGGCATCCTTGGCACCGAACGGGCGAATCTTAAACTGGTATTCACCAACCGTAATGTCGCGCATTTCCATGCGTTTCATTTTCATATCAGGTTTCCTCCTTTCAGTTCTTCGGCTCCATCTTGCCAACAGCCCGCAGCGTCCACTCCTGATTCTGGCCGGTCTTACCGTAAGCGCACGGGGCAGGCTTGGAAACCCATGCCTTGGGCGCCGTAAAATCTGGGTTAGAACCCAGATCTTTGATTTGCATATTGAAAAGGCCGCTGCCCGGGGTCTGCTTGTTATTGTTGTACTTCTTCAGCAGCCAGTTGTTTGTTTTGGAACCGTACTGCAGAACCAACTTGATTTCATAGCGAGGATCATCCGGAATCGAAATGACCACTTCGCCATCTGCACCGGCTTCATCCGTCACACCATCGCCCTGCGGAGTAATGGTAATAAAGCCATCCTCCGTAAAACCAGACGCGATGTGAATGCCCATGGTGCACAGAACGTTTTTCGGGGAGTAAACGGTTACATCTCCACGCATTTAGCGGTTCTCCTTTCTCAGTAATTCAGTGTGCCGCCAATTTTCGCGGCGATCAGGGCACCTGCCAGCTGTGCTGTCCATGTCACACCGGTAAGACGGCGGCTCTTACGAGTTGCGGCATCCAAATCGGCCGCGCGCGGCACGGTGACGGTATATGCACGAGACGCTTCTCCATCATCGGAAGAAGCATCCTGCACAATGCCACCAGCACGCACGCCCTCTTCCAGCGCATCAATGACAGCATTCTGCACCAGCGCAATGCCCTGATCGGTATAAGGCACTTTGGGCAAGCCCAGAAGCAAGTTCAGCGCCTTGGACTGAATTTCGGTCTTCAGCCAGTCACGGAAACGAATGGTGTCAATCCACTCGCCGCCGCTCACCTTGCCACCTTGCACCATGGCTTTGCTGCCAACAGTTGTGTAATACGAGATATTGCGTGTTTCCAGACTTGCAATATCCGTGGTGGACAGTCCCTGTGCAGACACCATGGAAAGGGACTTAAAGCACCACTGCTCACTGCCCGGGTCATAGGAGAGGAACCGGGAGGCGTAAGCACAGTTCACGCAGTCGTTCTCGGCGGTAGCGTGAATGACCGCAGTGCGAAGCATTGCATCCGATACCGGAGAGGACGAAATGCCGGTTGTCTCGCAGATACACAGCTTTTCATTGGCTTCTGTCCAGTCGGCAATGCTCTGGTAGAAGTCCTCCTTGATGCCCGCCGGGCAGATGCAGTACCAGCCCGGCATACCGATGGCTCGATCAAGAGTCACATCCACCTTTTCGGTGGAGCCGCTGGACAGCTTCTGCACTGCGATCATTACCGCGGGCGGCTTCGGGGACTGTCCAAACACCTTGCTGGCACCAATGTACACAGGGTCGTCCGCTGCGAATCCGGCGCTCTTGAGGTCCTGCAAGCTCGCATAACCGGCAACATCAGGTGTAACGCGACCGCCGGGGGCTTTAGGCAGAGGGCCGACAATGAGGATGGTGTCATAACCACCATCAATGGACATCGCTTCGGAGATCTGGATATTGACCTCAACGATTTTGTCGATATTCATGTGGTTTCGCTCCTTTACTCATTTCGGATTTCTTTTTTGACTTCGACTTCATCAAACCATCCGGCTTCCATGTCTGCAACTTTTTTGGATGCTGCACTGGCATGGTCTTCCGAATACTCGCCGTCAATCGGAGCCAAGGCAGCGTACTCCTTAGTACGCTGCACAAAATCCACATAAAAAGAACAGCGCGCCCTCTCTACGCCGGGCGCGCTGTTATGGATTGGTTCAGGTGACCCTTCCGTGCATACCGTGATATTCATGGCGCGCATTTTGTCACCTGCGTATTGGCTATCAAAGAACTGAATAGCTTGTTCAAGGTCGTCCACGACCGTTGACAAACTAACTTTTTTCACCCCGGCAGCGTGCTCCGTCTTGCTCTCGGTGACCAGTTCAGCAGAAAACGGAATGCGCTTGCATTTTTCCTGCCAAAGAATCCCGTTCTTGATGTACTCAAACGAGTTCACCAGCTCGATGCGTTCAAAGTCAAGAACGACATACGGAAGCGGTGGACGAACGGAATTGGGATAGCTGTAAATCACTGTGCAATGGGGGTACAGTTCCACAAACATGAGCCGAACCGCCTCGCGGCACTCAGCTGGTGTCATTGGCATTCTCCCCTTTCTCGCCCTCAACAGCTTCAAACTCTGATATCCAGTGCTTCAGGATGGTGTTTCCCCAGTAGATGGACGATTTGCAGGCGTACCACTGCCCCATGTAAAGCAGACGATCTCCCGTTGTCTGTTTATCCGGTTCCGTAGGAAGAAGCTGGACATCGCTATACACAGTCAGAACGCCGGTCGTAGAGCGGCCGGAAGCATCATCTTGATTGCGGCGCGTTTTGGCCTGCACATCAAGTGGGAGCTGCATATCCGAGTAAGTTGTTTCGGACGTACCACTATCCCAGCTGGTGCCCTTGTAGCGGCGCACGGTGTACATCTGCTTAAAGATGTTCATTTCTTTCCTTTCTTGATAACGTACTGGCAATTCTGACGCAAGGCACCTGTATCAATCAGGGGCTTCGTGGAGCTCTTCCCTTTAATATGCACAGGCACCGGGCCTTTCTTGCCATATTCGTTCATCATCCAGCCGCCCTCGATGGTGATGGGCGCATTGGGTGCCCATTCCTCATCTTTGATTGCATCCTGAATCATGGACTTTGCCTGAGAACCAATCGCATTGGAAACCGCATCAGCTGTTTCCAATGAGGACAGAGCCTGCTGCGAAAACTCTGCCAGTTCTTCCGAGTGCTTTTTGATGGTGTCCATAAAAGGACGGGCAGGAATCATCACCGAACCGTCTTTGTGGAGGGTTCCGTAGTGGTTCCAGTAGGCGACCTCGGCCAGCGATGTTTCATCGTCAGCCGCCTTTTGGTCTGCCTGATACCCAACCTCTATGGTCACATTGGACAGTTCGTTCAGGCGCTCCATCGCCGCTCTTCCCTCTGGCGTCAGGTCAAGGCCGATGTCATTGGCTATCGCCATGGGCAGGCCTCCTTATCGAATCATGATAGGCACGATATGCCGGTTCCGAATCGAAATAAACTGCAAGCCGTAGGAAGTAAGCTGGTACTCAGCATCTCCGGTGGCCCCGGCGGTGCTGGTGGCAAAGGATATGCTCACGCCACCTTCGGATACGCTGGCAAGACGCCCAGTGTTTGCAATGGTTCCAAGGGAGTTATCGCCATTGCCTGCCATTTTCATAGCATGACACACCAAAAGCGCCACTGCCAGATTATAGTCCGCACCGAATTTTTTCTGCGAAATAACCGGTGCTTGCAGACCAATCCAGAACGAAATGTCATCGTCCGGCATAGCCTTAAACTCAGCACCCACCATCTTTACGATTTTGGTGATTGCGGCCACATCGACGGCATCCATCAGGATTCAGCCTCTGCGGAAGCATCGGAAGCAGGCTCCTGTTCAGCCTTGGCCTTGCGCGCCTTCTTCTCCTGCACCTCCTGCATCAGCCCCATGCTGATATAAAAGCCAACAGTGTCAGCAAAGGTTTCGCCAACTTCTGCAGTATCGCCCGGCAGCATGGACGCATCGCCGATACAGATGGGCTTCACGGAAATGTTTTTGATCTTCATGGGGTGTTACTCCTTTCTTACAGGCCGTAGACCAGACAGGCGGACAGCGGATAAGGAATCATCATGCCTGCATCGCGGCCCTCGCAGTTGATAACGATTTCCAGATTGCGATCCTGCGGCGCGTGCTGAAGGAAAGCCATGGGAACCTCGTGGGACATCTTGTCCGGGTCTTTGGTGTACAGCAGGCCGATGTTCTTGCCAGTGCTGTTGTAGTCCTTGTTGCCCTTGGACAGTTCGCCAGCAACTTCCCAGTTCTTAATCTGGGGAGTGTGATCCTTGATGTAGGACAGAACGGATTCGCCGGTGCCATCGATGCGGCGCAGGTTCAGGCTGGTGTACAGGTCGTTGGGCATGACCCAGCTGTCCGGGTGCTCCACATTCTGGGTCAGGGTGTCGATGTAGTTCAGGATGCCGGCAATGTCGGCCGCAATCTCGTCTGCGGTCTTGGATGCCCAGTCGGCCTTACCGGCTGCACCGTTCTGCAGGGTATAGATAGGGATATTATTGCCGGAGGACAGAACGCCGATGATGCCCGTCTTCTCGTCGCCGTGCCAAATCAGGTGATTCACCTTGACATCATACACCCGGCGGGCCGCTTCAGCACGCGCAGAGTCCAGAGACTTCATAACGCCCAGAACCGCATTGCGGCGGCAGGCACGCAGTTCCTGCACGTTGTAGCCGTAGCTGTCACCGATGTTGACAATTTCCGCACGATGGGGAGTACCCTTCACATCGACACGGGGCAGGTCGCTGGCGTAGTTGGCGATAACATCAGCAAAGCCAACCGGCTCATAGCTGTAGTATTCGATATACGCAGCTCCCTCATCGGTTTCGCTGGTCTGAGGGAAGATCTTCAGGCCGGACAGCTCCGGGAAGTCCTTATCGTACGCCTTGGTCTTGACATGCGCCAGCTGCTTGGCGAAGAAGATGCCTGCATTGTCAGCAGCATCCATGCGAAGAACCGCACCGGGGAACGGGTTCTTATAGGCCTCATTGATAAGAGAAGAGCACTTGCCGGACAGGGCAGCGCGATCCTCCTCGCTGTAGCCGTTTGCGGGGTCAAAGGGATTAAACTTAGACATGGGTTATACCTCCTTAGAGCTGCTCTACGAACTGGGCAGGTGCGATGCCGTTCTGTGCCGCACCGATGAAGCGAGCCTTGACAGCCAGATTGGTGCCCTTGGTCGGAGTGAACTTGCCAGCATCATCACCGGCAATCACCAGATATACCGGCTGACCATAGGCAGGTTCCACAGAATCAACCAGCTGCACCCACAGCTTGCCAGACTGACAAACATCCAGAATCTGGCCTTTGTGCAGGAGAACGGCACCACCATCATCCATTTCGGTGTTGGCGCTATACATCACAACGCCCTCAAACTTATCGACGGTTGCGCCGGTAGCCGGCAGGGTAATATCTTTGCCCGGCTCTGCGCCCTGCACAACGCCGAGACCAAAGAACATCTTGCCATCATCAGCGCCATTCCGGCGAGTGACGGCCTCGTAGTTTGCGCGGTCATAAAGCAGACCGGGAATGCCACGGCTCGGTTCGCCGTAGTTCATCTGTACAGCCATGTTCATAACTTAGTCCTCCTTTTCAGCAGCGTGACGCTGAATCATGCGGCTGCGAGCCGCAGCAGGGTCGTTTTTCTTGCCGGCATCACGGACGGCCGCATTTGCGGAATCCGCATTGAAAATCTGGCGACGCTGGTCCGCCACGCTCTTGCGACCGTTGATTTTCTCCTTGGCGATGTCGAAAGCGGCGTTGATATAGGCACTGCTCTTGCCGTCCAAGCGCATACCCGGGATAACGGCGTGCACGACCTTTTTCTTTGCCTGCATGACCGGCATGGTCTCCATGCCATCAAGATGCAGCTTGTCTCCCAGACGGCACAACTCAACGCGCTGGCTGACCTGCGCCGCAATAGCGCTGGCGCTATCATGGTTCAGCTGGCTGTTGGAACCATCCGGGTTGTCATCCTCGTCCTCAGTGGGCTTGGTATCGTCCTCTGCGGCATCAGCGCGGGCATTTGCGGCATCCAGCATAGACAGCAGGGTGTTAATGTCCGCTTTGGCCTGACCGTCCTCCATGGCGTCACGGCGGGCGGTAATCTCTGCCAGTGCATCGGGCTTGGTAGGATCATCCTCACCATCATCCTCGGTGGGCTTTGCAGGCTCACCGCCTGCCGCCGGGTTATTCTCATCATCAGCAGTAGCGCCGCCGGTTGTTGCCGTCAGGTACGCCTTGATTGCTGCCTGAACGCCAACAGGGTCAAGGCCGGGAGTCACAGGGGGACTGCCCGCGCCCTCGCCATCATCTGTGGTAGGCTTCGTAGTGTCCACGGTGGCATCATCGTCCTGAGTGGGGTTGTTCATCTTCTCGTTCTCATCCATAGGGGTCATACCTCCATTGCTATCTTGGCTGTCCATATTCAGGCGGGCATCATCACCGGCGCGAGCGACAGCTACCAGCGCCAGATGATTGACACGGATATGGGTCTGGATTGCGTCATACGGTTCTCCGTTCCATTCTCCGGGTTCCATGATAAGATCCTGATAATACCCAACGGACAGTTCCCGCAGACCGGATGCCTTTACTGCATCCGGGTCGTCAATGACGATTTTTGCGCGGACGGTTTCTCCGTCCTGCTGTCCAGGGGTCAGGATTGTTCCCACTCTCTCTCGGTGGGCATTGTCCTTGTCGATCACCTGCGCATCGTGGGTTATGATGATGGGCTTTCCCTCATAGCTTGCAAGGCTTTCCGGGTCAAACACATCTTCCGGTCTACGCAATTCTCGACGCTCCGAGCCATCTTCCAGCGTGTACTTGAAGATACCCGTGCGGGTCAGAATGGGGTTATCATAAAAATATCCCTCGGCGCTGTAATGCTCATCGACAGGCACACTGTCTGTCCGCATTTCGCTCCGAAGGACTAGCGGCGGGGTATTCTGTTTCATTGTTTTTTCTCCTTAAAGGCTACAGAATTCAGCCTATCGAAGTTAAAGACAGGTTTTGCAACACAGCGGCACTGGTAGTCCTCTCCGGGATTGCAATGCCGCCCGCTGTACACTTTGCCGTGCTTTGTCATGTACCACATGGCCGGCGGGTCATCATAGCGGAATTTCTGACCGTTAAGTTCACGGTGGCATTCACGCACACGTTCATCACCTGATGAACTCCAGATATATTCCTCTACCCCAGCGGATTCCTGCCTTGTACGGGTCAGATTCGCGCTCAGAGTGCCCACTTGGTCACGCGCAAGAAGATTTGCTTTCGACTTGGTTACATCAAACCGGCGTTGAATTTCATTGGAAATCGCCGCCGGGGTGCGGCCTTTTGCAAAACCCTCAATAATGACGTTCTCCATATCATCGAAGCAGTCGCTTTCAATGCTGGTAATGAAGCTGACATTTTGCTCAACCCATCTTTTAAGCATCAGGTCGTATCTTTCGCCGAGAAAGAAATCATCATGGATATCCACTCCCAGCGTGGCGCGCACACTGCGCTGCCATTCTTTAAGTTGCCGCCGGTCGGTGTAGTCAGCGCACCGGCGAACATCCCGTTCCAACGGATCGGTTTTCAGCCGCCGACTGAGCCGGTCACGCATAATGCGGAACCTGTTCTGGATGCGGCGAACCATGTCGCTGTATCCATCATGTCTGATGCCGTCGGAGCCGGTTTTTTGTTCTTCCGCAACGATAGTCAGAATTTCAGGCATGGATTCTCGCACAATCTTCTGCAGTTCTTTCAACCGCCGATTTTCGATTGCGCGCATCTTGCTTTCTGCCCACTGCGGATACTCCGGCTCGATCTTTGATTTTTTCGTCATTGAAGAGTGCCCGGTCATGCCGGGCCCATTATTCTTCACAGGCATATCCACCTCTTTATCTTTCTGGGAACCATCTTCCCTTTGCAGGCATCAAAAAGACCCTGCATCTCCACCTTGATGCAGGGTCTTTGTTCTTATGGCATGCAGCACTTGAATTTTGACCTTTTGCTTACAGCGCGCATCCGTCCAAGCGCGAAGCGGAAGGAACGCGGTTTATGGCTCCGCGCTGGCTCTGTCACGGAACAGGCCAGAACACTTCGCAGCGGTCTGTTAGGAGCAGGGTCAGTGCTCCCTCATGCCATCGAGGTGCCGATTACGGTGTACGGCGGGTGGTGCTGGGGGTGGGGATTGAACCCACAGCCTGACGTTTACAAGTCGCCTGCTCTATCCTATTGAGCTACACCAGCATAAAAGTCGAGGGTACCGGGCTCGAACCGGCGGTCTGGGAGTCAAAGGCCCATGCCTTATCCAACTTGGCCAACCCTCGATATGGAGCAGTCAACGGGGCTTGAACCCGCGGCATCCTGCTTGGAGGGCAGGCGCTCTACCAACTGAGCTATGACTGCAAACAAAAAGAGCCTTTGCGAGGGACGCTTTCACGTCACCTGCAAAGGCTCTCAACGCCAATATTTTAGTCAAACACCTTTTTGCCTTCGGCAAACTTCTTTTTAGCTTCGTTCAGGCTGATGCGGTTATAACCGCCGCGATAATCAGGATCCGCTCTCTGCACGCCATCATTTACCCAGCCGCACACAGGGCATTCCTCAAAATCGTTGTCTTCATCAAAGCTATGCTGCCCACATACCGGACAGAGGATTTTCTCAGTCATCTTCGATTCCTTCCAGTTCAAGCTGACGTTTATAGTAATCTTCCCCATCGTCAGGCTTGAACATCGTTCTTACGCCCTTCTCTGGGGAACCTTTTGCAAAGTCATTTTTCTTCGCGTCATACCTGCACACAAGGCCCTCTTTTGTCTTGTAGCCTTTTATGCCGTTTCCGCACGGGCTTTCCAAAAGTTGAACCGCCCGCTTTTCGTACTGCTCCTTTGTCGTAATGCCATCGGGAGCGTACTCAGCGGCGTGGGTTCTGCCATTCTGCCAGTGGTTGTTCAGCTTCTGCTTGTTGGGGAATCCTTTCACCTTGAAAGTGTTCGCGCCTTTTGCCGAAACTGCGTTAGAATTTATTCTAGCATGACTTTGAGAATCATTCAAGTCTTTTGATGAATTTTCCTTGCTCGATGCATCTTTTGATGATGTAGAGCCGCCAGAACTGGAGAACCTTCCATCCTCATCGCGGTTGTGCTTGCTCTCGTCAAAATCATCCAGTGTAATGCCCAGCCGGTCAAGGTATTCTTTCACGCTTCTGAGAAACGGTTCAAACACAAGCCCGCCGGGCACATCCTGCTTCAAAATCTGTTCAGGGGGCATCCATGTAGCCGTGAACATCTCCTTTTGGTCGCATCGGGGCACACCATCGAAGCTATTGACGCGGTAGATCTGAACGGGAAGTACCTCATCCGGCTTGCCCTTGCAGTTGCCGAGATAAGTAATATCCCCCACGTCAATATTGAACTCTTCCTTTGCTTCCCGGCGGAACGCCACGCTCGGTGTTTCTCCGGGTTCGATGTGACCGCCAGGGCCGCACCAGCCTTGCCCATCAGAACGTTGTCCGCAGAGGATTTTCCCATCGTTCAAGACAAAGCCGGCAACATAACCGCCTTCTCCTTCATCCGTAACCAGGTTGCCTGCCGCAGGCGGGTTCTGCGGATTGGTCGGCTGGGGAACGTCAGCCCCACCCAAGCCCCAGTCCTGATTGACATCTGCTTCTGTGATGATGTTTTCAGGGTCAAACTGTTCATCCTGCGCCAAGGACTGACGAACCTCGGGAATTTCCAAAATGCCAGCTGTAACGTAGGTAGACACAGTCTGTGCTCTGGTAAGTTGGGCCGCGGCATTCGCCTGGTCCTGCGTAGCCTTTTCATCATCAGACAGGCTCCATGCGCTCTTGTATGTGATGGTGTACTCCGGCACCTCTTTGATTTCGCCGTTCCACACCATTCCGCGCAGAATCAGTTCGACCAGCGTGCGGGTATTGTCCCGAAGGTCGCCAGACTGGATGCCGGACACAGCCTCCTTATAGTTCTCCATATCCCCTTCACCGGTAGCATTCTCGCCCGCTGGAGAGCGGCCAAAGAGCCTTGTTTGCGGGATATGGCTCACAGCGGACAGCATTGCGCAGGCATTGTCCAAGATGTCCTTAACGCCGGCCACAGACAGGGATTGAATGCCTACATCTTCGCCATCTGCATCAATAAAGACCATATTCAGCAGATTGCGGGCAAGGTCAAGCATTTCCATACGCTGAAGCACCGTATCGTCACCGTCTGCCGTGGACAGAACATTGGCAAGGTTCTTCATTTTGTATGTCACCATCGACAGCCGTTCCAGCAAGCGAATGGAGTAGCCCGGACCGATGCAGGCATTGCGAAGTTCTTCGCGGATGTGCATATACTCCGGTATGCCCCATGTGCGGTAGAGGTTTGACATCGTGGAGCCTTCGGGGATTTCTCCATTGTGGAACACTAAGCATCGCGAGGAATGCACTACATAGCTGCCGTACACACTGTTTATCTGATAAAACTCCGGGATGCCAGTTCCGCCTTTGCGGTAGTTTTCATCGTCAGGGTTGTTCTCATAGCCGTTGATCCACAGCGGAAACACCTCATTCCGTCCGTAAACCAGCAGTTCTTCCACGCCATGAACGTCCCGCCAGTTCAGCGGGTCCTGAAGAAGTCTACCATCATCCACCAGCATAACAACAGCTGAGCCGCCAAACAACCGTGCCCATTTTAACGCTTTCGCGAGTTTGCTTTGGTAATGGATAGTCTGCAGATGGTCGTCAAGACGCTTCTGCAAATCCTTATCCTTGATGCCAAGGTCGATACCATTCTTGGTGGCATCGTCTGCCGGGGCATCAATGATGGTCGAGAATAGCCCGTTTCCTGCATAAAGGTCGGCCAATTCCGCATCCGTCACAGCTGCACCGGTTGCCCACTGGTAATACTCGGTGCTGTCGTGCTGGGTGCCGTACTTGTTCAGCACATTGTAGTAACCGTCAAGGCGCAGCTGTGTTTTAATTTTTCCGGGAATGACTTTTTTCACGCTTTCTCCTTTCCGATTACGTTAAATCAGACTGCGTACATCAAAGATGCCGCCCTCGTACAGCGCAAGGGCTACCGCATCAGCGCGGTCAGGACTGGTCAGACCACGCTTTTTCAAGGCATCCTTGCTTTCAAGCTTCAACTTTGCTGGAGCACCACTAAAGATATATTTACGGGTGGTAAGCTGCCCTATCAAGGTTGAATCGTTCGGGATATGCAGGGTGCCCGCCGTGGCCATATCCCGTAGGACCGCCCACATCCACGTTGCGATATCTGCATAGCGCCCGGCGGCTTCCTTGTCCGGCACAGCGCTGGAGAAGTTTACCGGCACGACCATCAGCTTGGTTAGCTTCTGCCGAATCTTTTCTCGGTTGAGTATGTCGGTCACGCCTCCGCCAACGCCGGTGTCATCAATGACCGCATAAATAAGACCGCGGTACTGCGGATACGCTGCACGCAGGGTTTTATATATCGCAATGATATCGTCTGCCGTAGCGTACAGGTCTTGGCCGTGGCGTGTGACCAGCTTTTGGATATCTCCATCAATGTTCTGTGCAATGGCCGTATCATCGTTGCCAAAGCGGGCAACGTCACACCCGATGGATATCCGGGCTGGAGAACAATGTTCCAGAGGTTCAGTATTGACAGCCTTTGTGGCGAGTGCCATCGGAATAAAGACATCGTCCTCATTCTCCGGGAACTCTCCGTCAACACGGACACGGACTACATTGCTGTTCTTGCCGAACTTCCGCTCCAAGTCAGCGATATTCTGCTTATTCGTGCGGGGGCTGTCCCTGCTGGACACCTTCATGCAGTAGTAGGACTGGGCGTCCACGGTATGCGAATCGTGGAATGTGCCAGTGTTCTGCGTTGGGTTTCCGCACATCAGCAAACGGTTGTTATCGCCGGAAAGCGTACCCTGTATAGCCTCCATGATGGGGTCAGCAACACCAGATGCCTCGTCCACCACGAAAAGCATATTATCTTCGTGGAAGCCCTGCATATTCTCCGGCTTGGTGGCTGTGCGAGCCACGGCGAACCAGCGTTTCTCATGTCCTCTCATGTAAACACGAGTCTTTGTCCACACAAGCATAGCCTGCAAGACAGGGCTGCGTTCCTGCCACTTGGCAATTTCAGCCCAGAGGACATCGTTTAACTGCTGGCGGGTCGGAGCCGTGCACACCACGCGCGGATACGGGAAACAGGACAGAAACCAAAGGACTAGGTTTGCTTCAAAGGCAGTCTTGCCAACGCCCTGTCCTGAGCGAATCGAAACCTTGCGGTGTTGTGCAATAGCTGTGGCGGCTTCTTTCTGCCACGGATCAGGCTTGAAGCCAGTGACCTCTTTGAAGAATAAGCAAGGGTCTTTACGGTACAGCGGGATCCGCTTGGCAAAGACTTCACGTTGTCTCAGTGCCATCGTTCGCATCCTCCGCTTCCGTGTCTGCCGCCTCGACCGCCGCAACCCAATCGTCTACCAGCTCATTCTTGCCGCTGTTGCTCATTCTGCGCAGGTCGGCAAGCTGTTGTATCACCTTGGACTTCTGGCGCTGTACATCGGTCAATAGCCGCTCTAAGCGTTCCACGATAAGGTAGCTTGATTCGATGGTGGTTGATGTTTCCACGGTGGTGCCGGGGAGCCTTTCTTCCCGATCGACTTTAGCATCTATCCGCTCAATGTAAACCTCCTTGTCGCGGGCTTCTTTTTCCTTATCCTCGTCCAAGCGAGTAAACGATCTGCCAGACTTGGAGGTATGCACCGACTGAATGTGCTGTTTTTTCTCTTGAACAGCGGAAATGCGTTGAAGTAGAAAAGCCTCCCGGGCGGTCAGCAGTTGGAGTTCCTGTATCAACAGGTCTTCTGCATCAACATCCTTCGTGCAGTCCTGAATGGCTTTTTGGTTTTCCTCTGAAAAAGAGCCAAACATCACCGCAGACCAGCCACCGTGTTTCAAGGCATTCTGGTTACCCGGCGGCGCGCCTCCATGGTTGCCAACTGCATTGACATTACCAAGCGGTGCGCCCGACTTTGGCTTGCCATCCTGCGGGGCTTTCTGGGTGCACTTGGAAGATGCACCCTTGGGGTGCGGCGGGGTGCGTTTCTTGGGTGCACCCTTTTGTGCATCCCAATAGCGCTTCTTCCACGATTTCACAGTGTTCAGCGATATGCCCAGCTTCTTTGCGATTTCGGTGCATCCCATCCCTTTCTTATAAAGGGTGAACGCCTTATCTCGCGTTTCCATCTACATCGCCACCACTATCCTTCTTCATTTTCTGTCCCGGTATCTGCCCGGGCTGTTGTGTTGTTCCAAAGAAAAAGCGCCGGCCCTTTGCAGAGCCAGCGCCGCGCCCCTCTCACACGACCTTTGCGAGAGCGGTTTTGGAGATCATCAAGTTTCCCAGTTCCACGGCCAGGAATGTGCCCACGAACAGGCCAGTGCTTGTTAACCAGAACGGTGCGCCGACCATCATAGACAGTTCCACGCCGATGAACAGAGCCACGGACAGGGAGAGGATGACTGCTTTCCACAGAATCCCCAGCCTTTTCCACGGTCCCCAGACCACCAGTGCGTATGCAGTCCCCTCAGCCAGCAGGCCAAAGAGCACATCGACCGGGCCGAAAGGACTCGTTGCATTTGCGATTGCAATCCCCAGCAGAACCGCCGGGGCGTACCGCTTATCCTTGAACGGGAGAGCGCACAGCATATTAGCCACCCGGAACTGGACGACTCCCCATGACAGCGGGTTCAGGGTGGTTAATGCGACATATAGAGCCGCGACAACTGCGGTCTGGCATAGGGCTTTGATGTTTCTCATATTCCATGCCCCCTCATACCATAACGACCACATTGCCGTGGGATGCGTCGTTCACCGCAGATTCGACCATGATCCAGCTGGGGTGCACATCCTCAACAAGCTTCTTCTTCAGCTTGCTGGCTGCTTCCTCGATGACGAGATTTTCACCTTCCAGACATTCACGGATGAACTTGTCGATTTCGCAGTAGTCCGGAATAATCTCTGCCGGCTCCATGGTCACAGTAAATTCATTGGTGTAGTCTGTCTTTCCGATGGGGCAGAAGCACCGGCATTTCTGCTTATAGACGATTTTGCGCACGCCGTAGCGATTTTCAAACTTAGCCATTGTTTTCTTCTCCTTTCGGCTTCTGAACGATGAACAGCAGCTCTTTTGCCTCACGCGGGAACGGAATTGCCATAAAAGCTGTGAGGAATGCAGATGGGACATAGGCTTTCATACGGGTGTAGAAGTCCCGCAGCGCCGGTTCCTGCTTGGAATAGAACTCGTCCATCTCCCGGACGCTAGTGACCAGACCAACCTCCTGCACGATGTTGAATCCGATTTCGGCCAGCTTGGCTTTCAGTTCATCGTAGCCCCATTCATAGACATGAGCGCGGTACTGGGTCTGGTACCCATTGCCCGGGGTGTTCGGACAGGAGAGAAACATCTTTGCACCCGGCTTCATCGCCTTGTAGCATTCTGCAAGGCTTTTTGCGCCGTCCGTAGGGTGCATATGCTCAATGGCAGAGGTGTAAATCACAAAATCGGCAAACCCCGCCGGGATGACTTTCGACATCTCAGCAACGTTGCCCAGCTTCCAACCCACCCGGAACGGGTAGTAGGAAGTCAGATCTTTAGGTTCAAGGTTCTTTGCGGTTGCGCCGCGCATAGCCTCTTTGATGTTCGCTTTGCTGATGTCTACGCCGGTATAGGATGCAATATCCTTTGCGTAGTAGCGCAGCAGCGGGAGCATCAGAGAGCGGCCGCAGCACACATCCAGCACGTTCATGCCCTTTTTCGCCATGTGGGCGGCGGCAAGGTGCTGGATATAGTTCATTACGTCCAGATTAGTGAAGAAGCCGTCTCTGAACTGCATATAAAAATTCCGCATCTGGTAGGTGGTGCAGAGAATTTTTTCTCTGTCCATGCCATCCTCAACGCGGTATACGATATCTTTATCCACGCCATTTTCCTTTCGTATCAAGGTACTTCTGGTATTTGATCCACTCTTTCAGCGCATACTCTCGGCGAATCCGGTAGTCTGCGCCTATCATGCCCTTCGGGGGTCTGACCACAACCATTTCTGAGCCGTTGAAGTAGGACAAGCCGCCAAAATTGACCTGTGTAGTCCATGTGGTGCTGTCCACGCTATAAAAGCCAAAGTCAACCGCGTCCTTTTTGGTGTAGCCCAGACCGTGCACCCGCACCCCGCAGGCGTTCGCATACTGCACCAGCCGTTTGATGTAGCCGTACTCGCTGGGCTGAATGTGCTTGATTGCGAAGCCACCGATGCCGATATAGGGATAGTCCCTGCACAGGTTTTTAAATTCGTCAAGGCCGCGGGAGCGATGCCAGACTGGAATGCTCTGCTTGCCCGTCTCAGCTTCAAGGCGGGCTCTCATGCGCTTTACGGCATCATAGCCTACGATGATATCTACGTCCAACTCGAAGAAGTGCTGCACATCGTGGCGGTTGATGAAGTCGATATACCTGCTTAGGTACCCGTCCCAATCCACCGGCTTTGACGAAGCCTCTACCCCGTGCATAAACGTGAATGCCCCGCTGTCGAGCAGAAACATCTTCCATTTTGGCATTTCCTTGACCTGCCACGGCTTGATATAGAAAAAGCTCTCCAGAACGTACTCCGGCCTGTTTTCCCGCACAATCTTCTCCGACGGGAAGGTTCCCGCCAAACACAGCCTCATGTTTCAAACCATTCTCCGCAGTGCGGGCATTGGATAAGCTTAGAGCCGCTCTGTTGCGCCGTAGCGGGCTGAAAGGGTGCAGGCTGTCCAGATTGCTGGCTTTCGGGGCCCGGGCCTGTATCGGCCGCTTTGGGCGGCTGTTGGACAGGCTCTGTGAAGAACTCCTCAAAATCGGAATCGTCCACATCCCGGAGCAGGCCATCAAGTTCCACTTCACTGAAGCCGGTGCTGCTCAGATCCACATCCAGCGCCTGCAGTGCATCCATTTCGGCGCGGAGCACATCATCATTCCAAGAGGATGCCTCTGCCACCTTGTTGTCTGCAATGCGGTATGCCTTAATCTGCGCGTCCGTCAGGTCATCGACCCGGATGCAGGGCACTTTGTCCATGCCCAGCCGTTTTGCGGCCTCATAGCGGGTGTGTCCGGCAATGATCGTGCCTTTTCCATCAATCAAGATGGGCACCCGGAATCCAAATTCCTTGATGCTTTGGGCTACCGGACCAACGGCTGCTTCGTTGTTTCTGGGGTTGTTCTCATAGGGATGGATCTGCGAAATATCCTGATACACTACTTGCTGATTCATTTTTTCTCCCTTCTTTGCTTTTCCGCTGGCGTTGCGGAACAAATTAGGGAGCGGCGGTATCTTTCCTCCTTTCTGGGCATAAAAATACCCGTCCGGTGGCGAAACCGGGCGGGCAATGCGCTATGATTAGAATTTTACGGTATTATTGTACCACTTTTGCCGTGACGCGTCCATGACATCTTTTTGACATTGAGCTAAGACATTTCCAATGCGTCGATACCAAACATCAGCATCGAGATTTTATCCACTGCTGCATCATGGTCACGGTAAACCTGCCGGGCGCTCACGTTTTCCTGCGCCGCAATCTGCTCCACAGATTTAGTGTTCTCGTCAATGTACATAGCTTTAATGATACGCAGCCCCCGCTTCAGTGCTTCATTGTCGCCCTGATTGCAATAGGTCTCATACAAGCCGAGCATAGCATCAATATGACGAATCATAATCTTCGTTCGCCGGCAGCTGCTACGGATGGATTCAACTGTAATGGCATTATTTCGCTGGAGCATCATGTCCAGCAGTTCCAGTGCGGTTTCTTCCTCCCGACCATCATGCTCACCAGCTTCATCGGTGTAGACGGCACCAGTGCAGTGCTTTTTGAACATCCGGTAGTTCTTCAGGAGCAGCTTCGTGTTCCGCAACCGGCGGTCGCACCGGCCTGCGGCTTTTCGAGCCTGCTCAGCCACAACTTCCTTTGCGCCCTCGCGGGCGGCTTTACGGGCGGTTTCTTCGATGAATGTCATCATGTCTTCCGGGATAGTCATTTTGCGCATCCTCCTGTTCTATCGTTGCCAAAATCCATCAATTCAGGTATAATAGAGTTGCTTTTCTCGGGGGATTGCGCAAGCAGTCCTCTTTTTGTTTACTCAAATGGCACTCATGCGACGAGAAATTTCACTCTGGCTCAAAACAGCCAGCGGCACACGCTTGATGCCCCTCTCTGCCGCCATCTTCGCAGACACAGCACTCATCACGCGAATCATATCTTCCACGTTCACTCCAGACGAATAGTACAGCTTTGGCGGGTGGCTCCCGCTCTGGATGTCGTTCACTTCAAGTTCTTCCTGCAAGGCCTGTTCCACACAGCGCTTCAGCCATTCCTCGGCGCAGTCCTCGCCGTCTGTCTTGACCCAGCCGATGTACTGTCGATAGCCGTCTATGGCTTCTTTCTTCAGCCGTGCAAGGCGCTCCTTGCCAAAGCCAAACGTCAGATGCGCCGTCGCGGCCATAACCAGCCATGCGATTTCGGCGCCCTCGTCCTGCGCCATACGAAGCCGTTCTTCCCTATAATTACGCGGAGCGCGATTCTGTGGCAGACGCACCGTGAAATCACAGATTCCCCTTAAAACGTCCCGCATAGCTTCAGTGGCCTTCCTCCGATTCCCAGAGTCGATTTTACTTTTGTAGCGGGCTTGAAATGCCCGCATCTCATTACAAGCCCGGGTCAGGCGCGTGGCTCCAATGCCTTCTTCCTGATGCATAGCCACCACCATGCACCAAGTAAAGATTTGTGCGGCCTTGTCCTGCTCATCGACACACTGCTGGCGAATGTCCTTCATCTGTTTTGCCATCTCCAATCTTTGCATCCGAAAATTTTTGCCAGGATTTTTTTGTACTTACTGCAATCCCAGTAGTTCTTGCACCACCGACACTGACCATTGCACAGGAACGACAGATGCGCTTTCATGTGCCCTCCTTTGCATTTTTGACCTTCGGTCCAGCCATGTGGCTTACAGCCCAAGACCAACCTACCATAGGCAATGCAGCCACAATCAGGATGATCTCGGCCACACCTACCGTCACCGGGTTAAGTACGATTTCACGAATCAGATTCATTTTTCGTTCCCTTTCCGCACGTCGATTGAAGGACTTTCCTTTCCGTCCGCCGATTGAAGTACCTCACCGGTGAAATGCCGCGTTCATCGCAATCCTTGTTGTTGAAGCTGACGATCGCACCGCAGGTTCTCTTGTTGGTGCATCGAACGCACTTCATGCCTGTAACGCTTACAACCTCATAGGTCGGTGCACCGCAGAAAGGGCACTCCCGGCTCTTAGGTTCAATGTGTGCTTTCATTTTTCCGTTCCTCTTTGTTCCATTTTTTCAAGGGCGCATAGTATCCGCACATCACGCAACAGACAATTCTGCGATGCTGCCCTAACAGTACGACAAGTTTCGGCGTCGCGCTTCTAAACGGCTTGCCCCATGCCAAAAAGCCGCTCCCGCATTTAGGACACGGGAGAACCGTACCTGTTTTTTCCATCAGGATCCTCCCCTACGCACCGGCTTCTTGCCGTTCCCAGCAAATTTTTCAGGCCGTCCATTACTCATGCCACGAGCCAAAACCAGCGCCCTCTGGTCGTTCGGCATCTGGTAGGTGCAGCCAGTCGCAGCGTGAATATACAAATCATTCAGCACAGCGCGGGCAATTTCCGCCGTTTCGTACTGACCCAGACGATATACCGCGCCGCCACCCGTAGGAACCGCCTTGATTTCGTGTTCGGGGCTCACATACACGCTGGTGCACTGGGCAATGTTCGTGACAGAGTCCCATTTTTTATTCATGACGTACATTCTGTATCCTCCACATAGCACCAGCTCTGGGGTGCCCTTTTGACTTTGAGCGGTTCAAAACAGCATCCCGTCTGTAACAGCCGCGTGTATGTTTCCAGCGGTTTCGGGTGGTCATAAATCTTCAATTCCGAAATATGCCACGCCCAGCCTTGACCGTGCAGATATTCCCATATCTGATCTCTGTTCATGCACGCCTGCTGCTCAAAATCATCCGGGGTGTGATTCAGCGGGGCAACTTCATAGATTTTGTCGCAGACAAATTCGCCAACGACCATCTGCGTTTTGCCACGAACACTGTCCGGCAGCAGCTTATCGAACTTTACAAATACAGGATTTCCATGGTGGATTTCACCATCCATCGTTTCTTCGCCATCTTTGAAAATGGTGATAAGCTGTTGCGGTGCTTTTGTGCAGTAAATGTACGCCTTGAACGGTTTTCCTTTTCCATAAAGATGCTTCGGATAATTTTTCCGAACTTCCATAGTCTTCTTGCCCTGCAAGATGAGATTGCACCATTCCGGCCGAATGCTCAAAAGAACTGCTTTCATTTGCCATCAACCTCCGCGCACGCCCTGCGGCAGGGTTCGCACTTTTTATACGGCTCTTCAAGCCAGCAATTGAACAGCAGGCACTTCGGCTTCCTGTATTCGGGCGGGGCCTTGTTTCCGTGAGTTTGGGTGCGGAGCGCATGGTACTTACATACCTCTTTCCCCCAAAAGTCACCACCAAAGCTACACTTTCCGTACCCCGGCGAAACCTCATGTTCAACCGTGATCTTCTTATATGCCATTTCTCAGCCTCACACTTCCCAGTCTTCAGGACAGCCCAAAACGCACTCGCCATCCCCGTTGTCGCTGGTCGGCCTATCAAAGCAGCAACCCTCACAACCATCTGTGCGAGATTTGCAATGGTTCCTTATGGCGATTGCCATATCAACGGGATCCACTAATAAAGCGCTAGGTGCTTTCTCATCGGTACCCACCTTGCGCAGAATCTCGCAAGTCTCTTTCATGCCTTGCCGATTTTTGCAATGAATGACTACGTCGTAGGTGTCATCGTACAGCTCAAATTCGCCATCATCATTGCGTATAAGTAAGATTTCTTTGCTCATTGTTCATCCTCCAAATAGGGCTTTGGCGGTTTAGGAATCGGCATCCAAATAGGATATATGTCCGGCGCCCTTTTTACATAAAGCCATCCCTTGTTTGTAACAAATCCTTCAAGGCTGGCATCCAAAACAAGAACATCACCATACTGGTTCCCGTCTTTTTCCACAGGTGGTTCCTCTTCGGTCTTACGCCAGCGCAGGCTATCTTCTTTTCTATGGTTCCAACTATCAGCCTCCTCCAGCGCAAGAGAAAACCCAAATCCAAGCGGACACTTGGAATCATCCGGGTGTGCCCAATAGCCGTGCTTGATTTCGCCGATTTTCCTTCCATCGGCCGTTGTGACCTCATGGGTGCTAATAAAAGACTTGAGCGCCGCACCACAGAACGGGCAAGGTTTTAACGTCTCTCTCCCCATTTCTCATACCGCCTTTGGGAGGAGCGTCATGTCATAGCCACTTTCCACGAACTTCACGCAGAGGTCGTGTTCGATTCCGTTGCCAAGATAGGTGTAGATGTCCGTCATTTCCTCCAACGTAAAATTCGTACCCAGCAACTTGTTGATGCCCTCAAAGTGGAGTTTTCTTTCCTTGGGCGAGACCGCTTTAATTGCAGTCCGCGTAAGCCACTCCAAAATTTTTGCTTTCAGCTGGGTTTCGTCGGTCACATCTTTCAGGCTGAAGCCGGAATCAGTTCTCAGACTGAAAACAAGTTCGTTTTGCATATTCACGAACGACTGCGGAAACGCCGCCTGAATTTTCCTCGACCACATGGTATCGAAAATGTTGAATTTTTTTACACCGGCTACGGCTTCCGGCTCTTCTTTGGCAAGATAATCAATCGTGTTTTCGACATCTGCCAGTGTGTGAATATGTCCCAGTGAACTTTCCATGCTCAGCACAGCCTTCAGCTGGTCAGCGTTAAGCGTTCTCATTTTTTCGCTACCTCCTTCGGCGGCAAAGGCATCCAGCCCACAACCGGCTTATCTATCGGGCATTCTAGCGCATCCTCCGGGGTAAAGTGACGGTATTCCCACCAGCCTTTTGGAAGCCTATACAAATCATCTTCTTCGTCATAAATGCCATAATCATCGACGTCTTCCCACTGCCAGACGCTTTCATACTGAGACACCGTTCCATCCTCGTAGAAAGCCGTCGTAATGCAATAGCCTTTGCCGCAGTCAACTAAAACTAGCACTTCCGTTTCTACCTTCGGCGGGTCTTTGTCGAGGTCGCGCCATTCCGGCCACAAACTTACCGTAGGCGCAGCTACTACCGTTTTCTGAGCATCTTTATAAGCAGCGCTTGCCGCAGCATTGTGCCCCCGCATCAAACATTCCTTGCGGAAGAACCTTGCCATCAGTTCATTGGCATCAATCGGCCTTTTCTCGGTCATCGTTGCCGTCCTCCCTTACCTGTTTCATCAGTTCTGCAGCATTGATAACAACGCCATCGGTTTTCTCATAAACAGTGCGAGCCAGTTCTTTGCCTTTATCGTCAATAGTGCTCTCAAAGGCATTGGCAGTAACCCGCAGGGCTGCAATTACAAAGGGAAGGTCAATGTAGCAGTAGTTCTGGGAAATTTTGCTGATTTTACCGACAATATCGGTGAGCGCTTCCCCAATGATGTTGAATGATTCATCCGTCTTTCCTGCCAGCAATGCAGCTGAAACCCGAACCGCATAGGGAATTTTCTTCTTATCCATCGTCTTCCTCCTCATAAATGCCGAGCGTCATATCCAGTTCATACGGCGTATCCCCTGCGGCTTCTCTATCTGGCTCAAATTCTACGTTCAACGTCTTGTCTTTTACCGAGATAGTGAGCGCGCCGTTATTGAATTTCACAGTGAAACTATCGCCATCGTTCAGTTTTTTGCCATCAGCTGCGTACAGTTCAAACGCAGCCTTGACCACGTCATTTACGCTGTCCATCAGACCATTTTCACTCATTAGGAACCACCTTTATCTTCACCACGTCGAAATTTTCATACTCCGGGTAGCAAGCCTTGGCCATTGCTTTAGCCCGTACAGCGGCACCAGCGATGCCCTTTTCATCAATAACCACACACGGCAGGAGCGCAGACCCGCGTTTCCCGGATGCTGCGATAAGCACCTCATACTTTGCCATTGTCCCGTCCTTTCTCCGATTTCGGCGGGTGCGTTTCACACTGGCGGTCTATATCACCATCCACACAGCACGCCGCATAAATCAGAAGTGCAGCCATCACCGCCAGAATTGCCAGAACAATCCAAATACTCATTCTGCGTCACCCTCCCAGCAGGTTGTTTTTCGCCATGTAGCCGGCCATCAGGTCAGCATAAGCGCGCTCTGGCATATCAGCTACACCGTTACGCTCCAGCAGTTCCTTGATGCTGTATTCCTGACCTTGGCCATCAACAGCGCGTACCCTTGTGCTGCCCCGATTAACCACCATAGGCTTTTCATCCCGGGGATGGATGCCAAAGGGCATCTTAAACCCTTTTTCAAACACCCACAGGTGGTAGGTATCGGCGGCATCCACCAGCCTGTCCTGCGGCGGGTATACCTCGATGGCGGCGCGCTTTTCGCCGAACAACTCGTTCTTGATCTGCATCTTGACCGCCCACGGAATATCCCCGCTGCCATCGCACTTACCGCACCCTGCGGCAGAAGTGATGGCAACGTGCTCAACCTTTCCAAAAGGCGCGCGCAGCAGGCGGGACATAACGCTGTACTGTCCATCCTCGCTGACCCATGCCCGGTCCATCTCGCGCATCCAGCCGTGATAGGGCACGCCCAGTTCTTCGACTGCCTGCTTCGGGGTAATTGTTTCAGTCCATTTCATTTTTTCTGCTCCTCTCCAGCTTCTTTCATCAGGTATGGCGTGTCGCTCATGTTTCCAACCACTTTTCCAATGTAGAGCAACGCCCGAAGACAGCACGGTTTGTAGTCGCATGAGTTCTTGCCGGCAATCTTTGCGTAGAACCCGATATGGCCCACGCCATAGGCAATGTACTCGCCAAACTCCACAGAGAAAATCCGCTCGTTGGGGCCGGTGGTTTTGATGATGTCGCCCTCAAAGACCATCGTTCCTTCCATGTCCTTTACGCCAGTGCTCATGCCGATTGTAAATGGCTTGACCAGATGGGCGTATGCCGGCTCGTTCTCTGAGTTGATGTACCAGCCCTCACCCGGGCGGCTGTTCTTCACGCCCGGGGAGCGAATCAGGAATCCTTCATGCCAAGTGCCATCTGGGGACTGCCCGCGAAAAGTTCTACCCTGCATCATGCTTCCCCCTTAACCTTGACAGGAAGCACCAGCGCTTCATACTGCGGCTCAATCAGCTTTACGGGGGACAGAGGGCCGACCACCCATGCGCTGACCTCGTCTCCTTCCATCGACTTCAAAGCTTCGCTCAAAAATTCCAGATTAAAGCCGATTCGCAGGTGTTCTTCCAGCTTTCCGTTGAAGGAAAACTCCTCATTCATCTGTGCAATCGTGCTACGCATCGATGCTCTGCCCGTGCCGCCGGGTTCAAGATCCATCACCAAGGTGCTCTTTTCCTTTGCGTCTGCAGACCGAGCAAGTTTGACGCGCCCCAGAACGCCCAGCAATTCTTTCCTGTCAAGCATGATTCTGGTTCCCTCGCTCTTTTGGGCTGCAATTTTGCTATAATCCAGAAACGGTTCCGCAATCAGGCGAGACTTCACCTCAAAGTTGTTGTCACTGAAAACGGCCTTTTTGCGATCGCGAATAATCTCCACGTTACCATCCATGGATATCGTATCAACTGCTTTTGCAGTTGCGGCGGGGAGCGTAAAGCGAAAATCGCCATCAGCTGTGCAGTTGATTCTTGCAATTGCCATCCGATAACCATCCAGTGCACAGATTTCCAGAACATCCTCGCCTTTGCGCGAGAAGCACAATCCGCGGTGAGCAGGGTGTTTTTCATCCTTTGCTACCGCATAGATAACTTTGGAAATAGCCCAGCTTAAATCGCTGGCTCCTACAACGCATCGTCTTGCGTCATTACCGGGACCTGAAAGTTCCGGGTAATTCTCTGCCGGCGTAGTGTTCAGACGTGCCCTCGCTGTGCCGGACTTCACAGTAAGGATGCCTTTCTCTGCCTCGATGCTGATTTCCGGTGCCACCGTGCCGCTGATGAAATCGACTCCGCGAGGCGGAACCACCACATCCTGCTCAACCGGTTTAGACAACCCGGCACGGACGCTCAGTTCCAAATTGGTGGCGTATGCGTTGGAGCCGCTCAACAAGATTCCCGCATCATTGGTACCCACCGCGCGAACCTCCGGCACCGCCGTTCTGAGTTTGGAAAACAGCGTTCCAAGTTCACTCCGTTCAAATTTCATCTTTCTTCTCTCCTCTCAAAATGATCCCTGCTGAATTGTTCATAGCATCCCGGGCACATACAGGCCACTCGCTTAGGACTTTCTCCGCGCTTTCTGCGCAGGAGCAGTGCGTACATATCTTTCATCGGACGATATTCTCCACAGACTGTGCAGGTCTCCCACAAACGTTCCTTTTGGGCTTTTGTGGGAATCTTTTCAAGAAACACCGGCGGCTTATCCCGGCGCATACCTTTGGAACCAACCACTCGCTCCATGCTGCTCCGCATAAAAACCGGCGTTCCGGTCGCATCTGCCGATGCCAGCAGGTCTTGAATCCACTCCGCTATCGGAGTGACCTTCCCTGTATTCTGCCCCGTTTCTGCCCCGATGACGATCCACTTTAGTTCCCGGATAACTTTGGTTGCATCGCCCTCAAACGGGCCCAGTAACGGTTCTATGGCCACAAATGTATTGTATTTACTGTTTGCCCACACGCCGTCTTTCCTGACCGTTGCCGTGGTGCCGTACCAGAAATTTTCCCGCATCGGGAGTTTCCCGTGGTTTGCAAGGTTCTGATACCTCACCGGGTACTGCGTCAAGAAAATGTACTGGTGCTGGGGTGCCATTTCGGCCGCAGCGAATACCTGAAGAATCCAATCTTCCGGCACCCACGGACCAAACAGGTCACCGTCCGTGCATACCATGATGGTTGAGCCCACCTTGACCTTTTGTGGCCAATCCATGCGATACTTATGTATCGTGGGCATAAATCCGGTTGGGTTGTTCAGAAAGCGGTTATTCGTGGTTTCCCATGGAGCGTCCAGCGCAAAGAGATTCGCTCCGACCTGCTGAACCTTCGGACGTTCTGCAAGATTTCGTCTCCAATCGCTGGCAAAGCGTAAAGCGCTCTTTTTTGCGTAGCAATATCGGCAGTCTTTCAGACATCCTGTTACAGGATTCCATGCGTAATCCGCCAATTCGTTTTTTGTTCTGTTCACCGATAGATCCTCCCCGACTGACTGTCGATCAGGACAATGCGCTCTGCAATCTCAAACCCTGCGGCATCTGCCACATACCGCAGAACGTGAATAAGATCATGCACCCGCTTCTCGTCCTTCTGGATGTTATTTTCAGCACGCGCCCGGGTGAGATCCGGCGCACCGCTGGGGTTGTGTCCTTTGCGGGTATCAGGCATTGCTATCCCCCTTGTCCAGAATCATATAGTACTCGTACTGGGTGCCCGGGTTGGCGTTTGGACGGCGGCGCACGATGTCAACCCGATACCCCGCTTTCAGGAGCAACCGTCCCAATTCTAAGCGTTCATCTTCCGAGAGTCCTTTTGCCTTAGACGGCGCAAGGGAAAGTTCGATTTTAGCCAACACGCTTTTCTACCTCCATCAGGTCGTGCATCAGCTCGTCAACCAGCAGCTTACCGGCATTCGCGCCTGTGCGAATAATGTTTCCGTTTTCCTTTAACTCTGCAAACTCCTGTGCACGGATTTCTTTGGACTGCTTTGCAAAAGAAATTTCCGATGCTGTCATTCGGCCTTGCACCACTTGCTGCCATTCCTCGATGAACGGCTTGGCATCTTCCAGATCTGCATACTGGTCGTTGCTATAACTGCGTTTCTGCCGAACTGTACCGCCCGGCTCCACCTCCAAGGTGTACCACGGCGTATTGGGGTCAGACTTCTTTCGCAGGAAGAAAATGTAGCTTTCCCGAACAGAAATGCGCTCAAAGTATCTGGTTCCGCGCTGGATGCAGTGGTCAAGGAACTTACTCTCCTGCAAAATGTCCTTTGCGCCCTCCGGCACCCGGATAATGTACTCCGCTCCATCGTACTCGTAGATTTTACGGATCTTCTTGTAGATATTTTCGATATGGAACTGCTTTTCCAGCTGTTCCGCTTCCCTTCTGATAGAGTGTTGCGTGCCTTTCATGGCTTCCATCCGGTGCTGTTTATTACGCTCCAGCACGAGATCATCATGTCGGCGTTTCAGGTCAAGCGGGAACATTACGCTCTCAAGCTGCATATTCATACCAGCTTTCTCAGCCATGTCCAAGTAGTCAGACCAATCCTGTGCAACTCTAAGTGCGATATGACCGTTGTAGCTACCCGTGATTCGTCTTGTTTGCTGGCGGAGATATTTCAAGCTTCGCGTCATTCCGCTTTTCTGTAATGTCTTGGCCAGTCCTGAGAGATTTCGGATGTTGGCCGTCATTGCCATGTTCTTTCCATTGATTACAAGGCCGGCATCTTTCCATTCCAGCGCATTATCCACCTCTCGAAACGACTTTTTGCTCTGCGAGACTGCGGCCAACTCCTGACGATTTAAGCCAAACACTCCGTAGTAGGTCTTTGCGCGAAGATTGATGCGTGTGCCGTGCTCATATCTGTCATACACCTGAGAGCACAGCGCATCAGCCCAGCCCGTTTTGACAAGGCTTTCAGCCATCGGATACCGATTCACGATTTCCCACTGACGAACTTCCCATGGAAAATTGAGGTGGTTATCGTACTGGTACATCCATTCAGATTTCAGCACTTTCCGAACATCATTCTCAAATTGGTCGGTGTGGGACGCCAATGTGTACGGCTGATACGGGCCAGAGGGGGCCAGCAGCATCGCGGACAGCTTTGGGCGCTGGCACATGATATACTCAGTTTTTTCGCCCCAACTTCGTTTCCACTGCTTGATGGTCTTTCCGTCCGTCCACCAGATTCCACGGCCATGAAATTCCGGTTCTGCCCGATGATTGCTGAAATCGAAGTACACCAGATAACGGCGAATCCAGATTCCATCCCCCTGCGGCTTGCACCAAAGGAATGTCCTTGCGGCCCATAACCTTTTGACCGAATAGCGGGTATTGCGAACCCGCATCTTCTCCCCGCAGCACTCGCACACCGCTGTGCTCTTGTGCTTGAGCAGTTCTGACGGCGTATATTCACCACCGCAGCTATCGCACCTTGCCCGCTGAATTAAGATTTTCTTCTCAACGCCGCCGGGTTCGATTACGCCCTGTTTGTCATTGGTGACCCAGAGAAAGCCCGCATCACTGCACTCTTTCAAAACTTGTTTACTGAAATCTTCCGGCGGCTCCGGCAGATTTTCAAAGAGCTTCTGGGTCTCAGCCGCCTGTCTGGCGTTGCGCTCTTCGCGTTTCTTCCTGGCATGAGCCGACAGCGCATCTTCTACAATGCCAATCAGATAGCCCGGTCTGCGGTCATCAAAATAGTTTTGCAGGAGTTCCGATTCTCCCTTTGTTGCCGGCACTTCGGTTCTCCATGTCAAACACTGGCAGGGCTTGACCTCAATTTGACGCGGCGAAAGCTCGTTCTTTTTCGGATTCTCATTCCCGCGAAGTTCCCCCGTCCAGTAGCCTCCGAAAAAACGCCACACGACCAGCGGCTTTTCCTTTTTGTCCCAGACGGCCACCGTCAGCACCTTTCCCTTGATGTAGCGACCCACGCCCTGCCCCTCGGCAACTGACATACACAGCGCCGCATCCAACTCTGGCCGCTTCGGCTCCGGCGCATAAAGTTTCAATTCTTCAGCCTTTTTCATTGTGTGCCGCCTCCAAACTCTCCGACGTGTAATTTTTCCCGGGCAAAACCTTCACTCCATCGACCTGTTGAGCAATGCAAGTAAATTCGTTTTCTTCCAGGACGATGAAGCAGAGCCACTCGCCACGTGCACCAGCCAGTTCCTTGCCCTGACCATACGCGATGTGGAACGGTCTCTTGAAGCAATCTTCGAATTTTTCTGCCGGATGCTCAAATACATAATTTGCGTGCATAAGAAGGAACTCGTCTTCTTTCAGCCTGCGAAGCGGTACAATTTCGGTACAGCTACTCCGCGTCCGGTAGTCATCCTCATCGATATCACCGCCAGCTGCGATGGCCCAGAACTCGTTTTTCCCGTCCCAAGCATACCAGTTAAGGCAGTCCAGCGGATCCAGACAGTAATGGAAGCCCGTATTGGCGCATTTTGCCTTTTCGGTCTTGCTCACTTCGCCCGGCTGGTACTGATAGCTGCCATCGCCGAGCGTAGCAATCAGCCCCGGCTTGAATCCTTTGAATCCTAAAATCATCAGAGCCACCCATCCAAGGAAAGCTGCATATCGTCTTCCGCAGGCGTTTCCTTCTTCTTTTTTGCCGGCTTTTTCGCATCCGTTTTCTTTTCTGCTTTGGACGCAGGCTTGGTTGTGTGAGCTGGTGCCGCCTGCTTCGGAACATTGGGGGATGCCTCTTCCGGTTTGACGGTGGCCGGAGCCTGCATCTCAGCTTCCGTAGGCGGTGCGCCAGTCAGTTTGATGTTCATGCTGAACGAAACCTCGGCATTCGGAAAGTAAAACTGCACGGCGCGGCGGTAGGTTTCGAGGTCGGACAGAACTTCGCCTGCGTTGTTGACAACAGCGGCGCAACATTCGGAGAACGTGCGCTGCGTGTTGCAGACGACCTCTGCGAACCGCGGCTCCTGGTCTACAAAGCCAAGCAGTGTCCGCAGAACATAACTCTGCACGCTCTTTGCGGCACGACTGCCCTTGAACAGCTTGTCCTCAGCTTCCAGCTTTGCTTTTGCTTTAGCTCGCCAATCGACGAACTCAACTGTGGTTGTGGTGTGTGTGGTGGAATCCATATTGTCCTCCTATCAGAAAAAGCTAAGTTGCCCACCCTTGCCCTCGGAGAACACCGGTTCCTGTTCCGGCGCTCTTTGCGGCTTTTTAGCGGCTTTTGGCTTTTCCGTGTTCTTTGGTTTCTCGAGTTTTTTAGGGGCTTCAGGGGATTTTTGTGGTTCGGATTTTGGCGCATCTGCAACACGCTCTTTCCTTATCGGTTGAGTGACCAGTTCCATCTGCGCCATAAAGATTCGATATTGCCAAACCGGAATCCTGAGCATCGGCGTATACCAGACGTTTCCTTTGTCAACTGGAAGCAGCCCCCTTTTGTCATAAGACACAGACGGGCTTGCAAGCGTATCACCGATGACGACATACCCCGGCATTCCAAGCAGACTCATTTGCAGATAGCACATCATGCCCACGATGTAGTCAATGTCCTGCGCCACAAACAGCACATTCGTCTGATAATTGATGCCTTTCTTTCTGCATTCGTTTGCGAACGCCACCAGCAAGGCCCCAGCGCCGCAGGTCGGATCACAGACCGCAACCCATCCCCTATCTCCGATTTTCTGTTGGAATTCTTCTGTCGGGGTTGTCACAGCGGACATGACCTCGCAAATGTGATATGGCGTAAAGAATTGTCCCGAATGGTCGTTTCCAAGCCCCAAGCACATATACAACTCGCCAAGGAAGTCCTGTTCCGGGTTGTCCTCTAGTGCCACGACCAACAAGGCCAGCATTTCCGTAAATGCTTCCATTTCCGGCCGCGTGTATTTTCCTGCGATTGATAAGTACTGCTTCTCGCGTTCGTCAAAGTGGCTCTGATCTGTCGCATTGGACACCGCAATAGCACTCATGGTGATCCAATCGCTCCAGACCTGCCAGCGTGACCGACCATTGCTCGAAAACACTTCAAACTTTTTTACAAGTTCCTTCTGTGCTTCACCCCGGACATGGCGAACATCACTCCCCATTGGAATCGCCCCCTTTGCCCTGCGGAACATCCTGTTTTTTGAACGGTCTTCTCTTTATTCGTCCAAGGCTGTCAGTAAGACCTAGAATGTTGTTTCCGCTCGGCGTTTCTCGGTCAACCCGATTTCCTTTATTTTTGATGTGAGTTTTTTCCCACTCTGCAAACGTTGTAACGTGCTGCGCCGCTGCCTGATCGAGTAGGCGCTTAGCATAGCACCATGGGTGCTTCGCTTGGTGGCGCATCGCTTCTTCCAGCGTAGCAACCACCAAAGCATCTTCCACCCCGGTTTCTCGCAAATCCCGAAATTCTGCTGCCATGTAGGGCGTAAGCATACTGTCGCATCCAGCCCAGACCCAGTAGCTTTCCGGGGTGTCATCAGGCGGGCCGGTTGATTTTTCTGGATTTTCCTCAGTTGTGGATTCTTCAAAACCCATTCGGTTTTTTGGGTTTTCCTGATTTTCTTTTGATTTGCGAGGCCTGCCACCTCTGGCACCGTTTGCCCTATTGGCAGCGGCCTGACGCTCGTATGCTTCATTGGAAGCATCGATTTTGGCTTTTATCGCCGCCCAAACAAAGCGCTCATTCCCCAGAAACTTCGGTTCTGAACCAGTTTCCTTGTAATCCATCATAGCCCATAGAATTCGGCCCCGTTCCGCTTCATTGAACGGTTCTAGCAATGCTCTGTAATCCTTCACCCACAGTTTTATGTAATCATTCGCCACGCTCCACCTCCCCTTTCGGTTTTTGATTGAGCGAAAGCACTTTACATAGATGCCGATCCAGCTTGATGCCATAGATATGGTAATCAGCAAACAGGGCTTTTTCTCTGCGGTGCGCCTCTTCATGGTGCCGCCGACAAAGTGCTATCGCGTTCAGCCCGACATGGACGATAGCTTCTCTATCTCGACCCATGCCCACGCGGTCAACATGGTGCACCTCTGCAGGCTGGTTGCAAATTGCACACCGGCGATTTTCAAGGCAAAGATACAGGTACTTGCCAATATCATCCGTCTGGGTGAGCAGGCTGTCCTTTGTGGGCACTCCCCAATGGAAGCAAAACTGAATCAGGTATGTAATAAACTCTCGGGCCGTGGTCATATCGCAATTCGAAAGGGAGAACCACTCCCGCAGACAGCGGGAACAGAAATCCCATTCCAGATAAAGCCGAAGTTCTTCCGGCTCCTGCCCTGACCACAAAGAAATATCTCGGATAATAGCGAAAATCTTGCGGCGCTGGTCTACGGAAATGGTTCGGCCATCATCCAGACGGACTTCTACCCGCCGGGGGCGCTTCTGCGCCAGAAACCGGCTGATGTCTACGTCGGGTTTCAGGACAAGCTTTCCGTTCTCCAGCTTCTCAATTTTCGCTGTCACAATCATGCGCGTTCTCCTTGTCCACATGGACGTGCATCGGAATATAAACGCTGTTTGCTTTCATATTCTGTGCCAAAAAGTCATTGCATTTCGCTTCTGACAGGTGATTTCTGAGCACCTGCAGTTCGTAGGCATACTGCCCAGCTACCTTTTTCTCTTGGATTTTGGCTTGTATATCTTCATCCCGGTAGTTCGATTCTATCAGATAAAGGTCATAGCCGATTGCCTGAATGCCATCCAAATTGTTAGTATCAGTGGCGTAAATCACCTTGCCAGACGGAAAATGCACCTTATACCCACAGTTGGGTACGTTATGGGCTAGCATTACCGGAATCACATTGCATAGGCCGTAGCCGTACATAGTGCGTGGTGTCAGCACATCAATCTGGCGCTCCGGCACCCCTGCAGCTATGAGCGGCGGCACCAGCCAGCGGCAACACCCGAAGCGGAGTGTCGGCCGCTCACTGGCAAGCCGTTTGATGGTTCGCTTCTGGAAGTGATCTGAGTGGATATGCGTCAGAAGCACAAGTTTCAACTTCGGAACATACGGCTCCAATGCCTTGTACGGCACGCCGCAGTCTACCAGCACAAAATCTTCCAGAATCGTGGCGTTGCCATCGCTGCCGGTGCTGATAATGTTGTACTTGACCATCAGAGTGCAGCCAAATCAACGGCTTCCTCAACGGCATCTGCTTCCGGCTCCGGCAGGTCCATCGTCTTGGCTGTTCGCTCAATTTTGGGCGGTTCCTGCTCACTCTGCCCGGCATCTGCATACTCAGCAGCCTCCGGCAACAGGCCACTGCCTGTGCTGTCCGGCATCATAACGCGCCCGTCCCGCTCATAAGCCGTGGTCATTTCGGCGGTCATGATGCCCCACTTGGAAATCAACTGACGCAGCATTGTCTTTTTGCTCATCCCGTCAAAATCCTTATACCAAAAGCTGGAGTACTTCCACAGTTCGTCCTGCGGGATTTCGCCGTCCAGCAGTTTCTTATATGCTGCTGCGCTGAACGCCTGACTGTACTTGTCTGCATGAGCCATCATCTGGTCCGCTGTCCAGTACAGCGTTTTCTCAAAGCCGTTGATGTACTCGAAGTGTGCAATGTAACCCACCGTCGGCATCGCTGCACGCTTTTCAAAATCTTCGATAAAGTGCATCTCATGGAACCGTTCTTCGAACGGATCCCATCCGCTCAGTTCCCCGGCCTTGACCTCCAGCACATTCAGGCGCTTATATTGGCCAGTCCGCAGTGCCAACTGGATATAGCCCTTATACCCCAGCACAAACTGCGCCTTTACGCTTGCAGGCTCAATCACATTGCCCTGCCGGTCACGCTTCGCCTTGGACTTAAAGGGCACCAGATAGAACTGACCCAACTGGGGCGAAGGCTGCAAGAGCAGGCTTTCGCCCAAAAGGGCACCTGCCAAAATCGTGCCCGGGTTGCATTCCTGCAAGGCCGGATTGACAGCAACGGCGCTAGTGATATTGGCAATGAAGCGAGCGCCGCGCGCCGGATCGCCCAGCGTGTTATTCACGAGATTTTTGTACATCGGAGTCTGGATCGCCTGCGAAAAACGCATCTTCTGCGGCTGCATAGTTTTAGCCATTGTCACTTACCTCCCTGTTTTCAATGCCGTTGTCGGTCATGTATGCCTGAATTTCAGTAATTTTGCTATTGACGAAAGCTTTCAGGCCACGAAGCTGAGCCAATGTACCACGGCACTGGAACGTGCTAGCCATGAAAGTAAACTTGGCGGTCACGACCTGTTCCGCGCTCTCCTTCTGGGAGTCCTCAGTCTCCTGCTCGTCCATAACGGGCGGTTCGGTGCCCATGACCTGAGGCGCAGACAGTTCTTCCTCTGCCACATCCAGAACGGCCTTTTCTGCTTCTTGTGCCCGAAGCTGGGCTTCCAGACGCTGCTTGCGCTCGGCTTCTTCCCGGGCAATACGGTCTTTGCGCTGGCTCACGTTGTTAATGGCAACAGCCAAACTTCCGCACAGCTTATACTCGGCCATGATCTCCGAGGCATTTTCCATGCCGTTGATGCAGGCTACGTCAGCCGCAACCTTTTCCACATACTCCTTGACCTTGGCTTTCAGGGATTTCAGGCTTGCGGTCAACGTGACTGCAACGCCGACATCCTCATAGGTGACCCACTCAACGCCGCTGGCCTTGACCATCTCAGCAAAGTAATCCTTGACCTTTTTTTCCTTGTCGGCTTTCAGTCCGGCTTCTACGTCCGTGATTTTGCCCTTCAACGCTTCATCTGCCGGGCCGTACACGTCCGTAACGCATTCTTTGTAAACCTCGTCGAAGTCCTCAAACGGCTGCATGATCTGCTTCTTCACGGCCATGCGCCGGGCATCCAGATCCTTGCGGTCACGGTTCAGCGCCGCCCGGCGCTCCTTAACAACTTTGAGGGTTTCTTCCGTGCAGGCCAGCGAAAGCGCCTCCTTGACGGACTCCTGAGCCTGTGCTTTGATGCTGTGCAGCTGCTCCTTGATGATAGGAAGCTGCTGCACCACAATCAGACTATCTGCCAACGCCGTGGTCTGATTGGTGGTAGTAATTTCCTTTTCCATGTGTACCTCCTGATTCTCTGTATAGAAAAACGGCAGTAGGAACGCTCCTGACCGCCGCTTCGTACCTGTTGAAAAAATCAACCGATTATGCTACAATATGGTTGTGTGTGGTGGAGACCTGCATTTTCCGGCTTGATGTTCCTGCATCAAGCGCCAACGGAATGTGTGGGTCTCTATCCATTTGTAGCGCGCTGGCCGTTCTGGTCAGCGCTTTTTTCGTGTGCGGCGAGTATATCCCACACCGAGAGCTGCCCTACAATCTGGCGCTCAGCGGTGATTTTAGGCTGTGTGACAGTCCTGATTCTGCGGGGCTTTGCGGGTGCTCGGAGCCGTTTTCCGAACTCCTTGACGTAACACTTCGCGCCGTACCCCACTTCGATTGCCGCTGGATCTGTAATGACCCTGTGACACCGAGCGCACCTTGTCATTCTTCTTCTTTCCTCCAAAAAGCGCCTGCATCTGCAGTTCGTGCATCAGGCGGGATGCAATAATGATTGCGCCAACAATGAGAATCCACTCCCCGCCGATTGCCCAGTAGCCGCGCCAGCGATATGTACTGGGCAGCTGCCACAAGGCCATAAGCCCCCCGGAAATTACGCCGGCCAGCGTGTCCAGCAGTCCAACAACGACCCAGCCCGTCACGGTCAAATGCCTTTCTTTGCGTTTCATTTCAGGTTTGCCCCCTTCATGTAGGTTTCGATCAGTGCCCACTTGCGAACATCCATCGGCTGGTGAACAGCATCTTCCAGAGCTTCTTCGGTTCCGCAGCGGTCACAAATCGTGATGCCCGGAACTTGACGGGAAAGAGCATTGCTGTGCAAGCGCATCTTCATGGTCTGCTTTCCGCATCGAGGGCACGGAAGCACCTGCGCCATTTCGGCGGCAGCATCCTGCACATCCCGATATGTTGCAAAAACTTCGTCCAGCAGCATCCTCTCGGTGTGCGCCTGAATCATTTGCGCCATCTTATGAAACATCCCTTTCTCCTTCCAGCAGCCCTACCATTGCGTTCCACACCTTGTCCGTGTAGGCTGTGCTATATGTGCCAGCAGACCAAGCCTTTTTGGCTCCGGCTGTGCCAAGGTTATAGGCCATCAGAGCGCAATTCACATTGCCCTCGTACTCGCTGAGATACATACCCAGCATATAGCACCCAGCCTGAATGTTCTGGCGGGCATCCAGCAGATCCGTTATGCCAAGTTTATCTTTGAGCCACCCGGCGTTTATGCTGTTTATCTGCATCAAGCCATAATCCCCGGTAGAGCTGCGCGCCGCCGGGGTAAAGCCGCTCTCGACCTGCATGACGGCATAAGCCAGTTCCAAGGGCACATCGTAGAGGTCGCACATTTTCTCCGTGTAGGACTGTAGTTCCGCATCCAGCGGCACCTGATATGTAACCGGCTCATACGGAACCGGGTCCTGACGAACGCATTCAACCTGCTCGATCTCGGCCATCACCGGTACCGTAACCAGCGTTTCAACCGGCGGCTTCTGCTGGAAAGCGAACGCCGCGGCGATGTTTCCGACCACCAGAAGCTGCGCCGCTGCCGCCGCTGCCAGCGGCACGAGCGTTTGTGCTTTCATCCTCCCGCACCTCCTCCAAAAGACCAAAACGTTCCATCGCATACCGCCGGGGCACCCGGCCGGGAAACGTGAGGTTTCCCCTTGCTTCCAGTTCCTGATTCATCTTCTGGATGTACTTATATGCCCGGGACTTGCCACAGCCAACCAGTTCCGCAACCTCTGCACAACCGATGAAATACGACTCTTTGCTCACGACTGCCGTCCCCCTTTCGAAAAACGCATATTGTTCATTGCCACATTCAGGTCGTTGGCCAAACGCATGATTTCGTCCCATTCGGCTTGCTCGCTCTCAGCGATCTGGCCATCTGCGGCGATTTCTACCATTGCCTCCCGCTTTGCACAGAAGCGCTGAACCGCCGCCAGAACGCCCAGCACGGCTTCCGGCAGGTCTTTCAACTGGATCTCAGGCACGACCCGTTTGCCGAGATCTGATGTCAACCGCAGATGCTGCACGGCCAGATATGGGGCTTGATACACGTCACACATGGCGCTCGCTACATCGCTGGGCACTGGACGCTGGCTCTGCTCATAGTCCCGCAGGCTGTCAACCGACACGTTCAAAAGCTGCGATGCTTTTTCCTGCGTAAAACCAGCAGATTTCCGCGCATTTTTGTAAATATTCTGGCTTTCAATCGCCATTTTTTCACGCCGTCCTTTCTGGTATACTTGAGATGTAGGTTAGCTCCGGTACGCCACCCCGCTGATGTTCAGGCACTTTTCGATTGCGCCCTGGACGTTCTCGGACGGCACCAGCACACCATTGACGACTTGGCTGATATGCGAGCGAGAAAAGCCCGTTTCCTTTGCCAGTTCCGTAACGGTCATATCGTCATGGTCGATCATGGCCTTCTTGACAGCCACGCACCAATCCGGCATCGTAGTCTTTTTCATGCTTTTTCTCCTTCCTAACAAAGATTTATCTAACAAGTGTATTGAACACTTGTTAGATTTCTGATAAAATGAAAGAGCCAGTACCCACCATTCAACGCGTTCCCCTGTCGTTAAGCGAAGCTGTCATGGGAGCGGCGCTATAACTGCACAGCATCCAACTTGCGGCTGTTGTCCGCTATGCTTTGCAGCGGCGCTTGTCTTTAGGAGGTCAACGTTCATGGTTCGTATTGCGTGGTACGAATGAACCCCTTTGCTGAGAGGTTCTGGGGGAACGCGCTGAATGGTAAGCGCTGTACCCTTTCACTTAACATTTGTTCTGTACAAGTGTATTATAATCCATCAATTGCAACGTTTCAAGTTGTTTAAGCATCAATTGATGGATTTTGTGAGGATACACAAAATGACAACCGAAAATTTGTATGATTCTATCGCCCTTGCGGAAAACATCAAAATTCAGGCAAAGGCACGCAATATCCAGCTGAAGGATATGTACGCTGAACTCGGAATGAGCAAAGGCGTTCTTTCCAACTTGCGAACCGGTCGCATGATTGCCGCCGACAGTCTGGCGCGCATCGCTGACTACTTGGACTGCTCCATGGACTTCCTTATGGGGCGCACCGTTGACCCCGCTGTGCAGCGTATGGAGTTAACAGATGAAGAACGCCAAAAGGTTACGGATTTCCTGCAGTTCATTCTGAGCCAGCGGAAATAATGCTCAGAGCCGCTCCGATGGCTCTATTTTGCGTTTTCTATTCTTCCGCAGGGAATTTGCCGTCCGATAGGATATGCTGCTCAAATCGCTTCTTTGTGGACATTTGTTCGATTTGGTGAAATCAGTCATCAATGACGAAGTGCGCACCCTCGGTGATAAGCACCGTACCGCGATGCTCGTCATTGACGATGGTTGTCCGTTTGCCGATGTACTCAGCTGGCAGTTCGCCCCGCTTCACTCGTTCAAGGTTGTACGGAGATGCTTCCCAACGTCCCTTGTAGGACTCTGGGATCTTGCGCCACTCCGCTTTTGTGTAGTGACGCATCAGGTCTGCCCCCATTCTTCCCCATTCAGTTCCATCCAGCCGTAGGGGTCGCAGTACCACCAGCTGGATGCACCATCCTCGGTGAGCCGCACGATATCGGACACGCTCATGCTGTGGCCAGAGAAATCAACGGGTCGATTCGACCCGTTGAAGAGTGCGAACAGGCGAAGAAGCATCCTGACCGCTTCCGGGACAGACGGAATCTCACCGCCATATACCCGGCGGTAGTTCTCCCGGTGGATGCCGCCCAGCTGTGCGGCCTGATCGGATGCCATGAACCGCAGTTTTACCTGCTCCATGGTGTCCTCTTTCAGCTGGTAGATCTCATACTTCATGTGAATCTTCCTTTCCTTGGTTTGCGGTGTTGGTTCCCGCGACCATCTTCGTGATGCCACGAAAATGGTTTCGGCCGATACCGGCGGCCATCATCAGGCGGGGTCTTAGTAGTCCGGTCTTTCATCGCCCAATGTCTCCCATGTCCCACCGGGGAGAAAGAACTCCGCTGTACGATCTTCAAGCGCAGCCACGAAGTTCTCCCACCTCGGCCAGCGGACTTCATAGCCGTTGACGATCATATACGTGAAGCCCTCGCTGCGGTACTTGCTCTCCAAATGGCTCTCTTCCAGCTGAAAAAGTGGAATGGACTTGTTTGCAATCTTTTTCATCGTTCAGACCTCCAATTTGATTAAACGTCAAAGCTGACCGAATGATATGCGAACCAGTGCCCGCAGCGGCGGTGCAGCTTGTACCAGTTTGTGAAGCGCTGCCCAGAGCAGTCATAGGCCGTCGGGTAAAACTCGTAGTAGCGGTTCCACCGGAACCACTCGTCTGCATCGGCCTTGCTGGCTTTGTCCAGCTCGTTCGGGAGCTGCACCAGCTCAATGTAGCCATCAATGCCGCGCTCCTCGACAATGCGGCTGTCAGGTGCCGGGCGGTTGTTGTAGGCCCGGATCTCCTTCTTGATGCTGACCATAAAGGCGGCCAAGCCGGACTTCTGTTCGGCGGTGGTTGTGGGAACGTCGTCCCGGATGAATGCCAGCAGGGTGTAAGCGTCTCTCAGCTTCTCGGCGTCGGTGATCTCAAACATGGTTTAGTCCTCCAATATTGTTTAGAATTCGTTGAAGTCTCCAGCATCGAACAGCAGGCCGCTTCTGAATTTCAGGCTGAGCTTGCTTTCAGGGGGCTTGCGCTTGAAAACAGGCTTTCCGTTCACCAACTCTGCATACACGGAAAAACTGCAGCGCGTACCTTGGAGAGTGATGTAAACACCGTTCTGATAAGCACGGAGTTCGCCAAGTTCCAGTCCCCAAGAAGTGGTAAACTCAAGGTTTCGGCTCAACGCATTGTGGAGAGATGACTTCTTGTTGTCCGGCATCATCCTGAAAAGCTCCAGCGCTTGCTTCTCGCAGTGCACGTTTTTGATTTCCATGGTTCAGCCCTCCTCAACGACCCATCCGGCACAATAGCCGGGATCGCGAAGCCTTGCCTTTGCAAGTGCTTCATCGAACGTCCGGGCACGAACCCGGACAGGCGGCAGGTCGCCACCCACGATTTCCCATGTAGCCATGGGTGCTACAAATCTCTCCATGTTGCGTTTCCTTTCCATCTAACAGGTGAATGAATCACTTGTTAGATATATTATAATCTCACAAAAGTGAGATAGCAATACAATATTCTCATTTTTGTGAGATTCATGCTTTTGCACAAAAAGGTGGTGTTCTATTTGTTGTTTTGGGAACGTTTTTATCGGATGTGCGAAATCCGCGGAACAAAGCCAAATCCGCTTGCCAAAGAGCTTGGCATCTCATCTGGAGCTGTCACGCGCTGGAAGAATGCAGAAGATCCTCCGTCTGGAAAAACACTCATGCTGCTTGCGGACAAACTGGACTGTTCCGTTGACTACCTGCTTGGCCGCACCGATGATCCTGTTCTTCATCAATTGGATTCGTCCTCGTCATCAGCCTTATAACGCGCGCCCGCGCGTGATGAAGACGATAGTCTTCATATCTTCTTATTCTTTTTCTTCTTCTTTTCTTAAGAAGATGGGTTTTTTCGGTTTTTAAAAAACCCAATGGGTTTTCACATTTCATGCACATTTAGAAAAACAATCGATTTATCAAGAACTATTTTGCATTCAATTTTGATATTTGACCTTCAAATTTGACTCTTCGACCTTGAATTTCACTTTTATGTTCGTGTTTTTCAAAACCCAAAAAAGCGAACGTAACCGAAAAAACCCATTCGGTTTTTTCGGTTTTTGAAAAAGGCGGGGTTTACACCCCGCCAGGAACCACCTTGGAGATAACGAGCCTCCCGGCGAATCGCTGAAACTTTTCCGGTGAGCGAAACAGCTTCTCGAAATAGGCTGCATCTTCTTCCCGCAGATCCGCGAAGTCCTCTGCCGAGAGCCCAACTACCAAGAACGTGCCGGCAATGATGTCGTAGGGCTTACCGTTCTTGTACAACGCCCGGTTCAGTTCAAGCCCGCAGCACTTGCCCTCCTCATTGCAAATCAGGCCGACCGGGCGGCGTTCATCCGGGTAAATCACCTCAATATAGCCGCCTACAAGGCTCTGCAGGCTTGCAAGTTCGTTGGCAACGTTAATGCGTTCCGGGGCTTTGCCCGGCTCAATTTTCAGTGCTTTCATGGCTTAATTCTCCTTTCTTGCTTTCAGCGGTTCGCCATTCCATGCCACGCAGTACGGGTGTGCATCCAGATCAGCGCCGTGCATCCAGCCGCCCTGCACAGCCATTGCGGCTTCCACCCGGTACGATTCCCGGGTGTGGCTCCGCTTGACGTTCTTGTACAGAGCCCCGCCGTGGGACTTCTGGAACGCTTTGGCTTCATCCTCGGTCTTAAAAAACTTGTTGCAATACATAGTCAATCCTCCTGTGTTTCAAAGGTGTTGGTTTCGGTCATGCTATTGTGGTTCAGTCCTCCTTTCTGTTCAGCTGGTACCCAGTGCCGCGATAGCTGATGATGTACCGGTGATCCGGCGTGCGGAACACCTCAATGCGCTTCTTGTCCACATTCTTGATACCCAGTTTCCGGCGAATGAACGGAACGGCAATCTTGATGGTTTGGGCGTTGGTCATGTCCTTATTCTGGCGGCTCGGGCACTGTGCATAGCGGCGCATCCGTACCTTGCTAACGGCTTCCGCATCCGCTTCTGTGCCATAGAACTTGTTGGAATCTCCATATCCATTCACTTCGTAGAAGCGCTGGCTGCTGACCGGCTCCAGACGGTTATTCCAAATCGTGTTGACGCAGTAAGCCACATCCCGACGTACATTCTCTTTCTCGGCCACACGGCCAACAAACAGTTCCGTTCCCTGCTTATCCCAGCCATCGGAAAAGGTTCGAAGCAGAACTCGAATTATCTCCGTGCCGTTGGTCAGATCAACCTTGGCAGTTTCACCTTGGCTCCCACTCATGCTCGCTGCGTTGAAGTGATATCCACGCGCCAAGTACTTGCTTACCTCAGCGGTGAACATTTTGTTGATGTCTGCATACGTCATAATCGAATCCTCCTTATCGAACAATTGTACAACCGGCGTATTTAAAGTTCTTTGCCGCCACTGCAACTTCAGACAGATGCTTTGCGAACTCTGCTACTCTCTCCGGGGTTGCTTCCGGGCAGCTAGCCGAAATGCTAATCTGCACCTTTTCGCCTGAAACCAAGCCAACTTCGATGCACTCATCCAGCGTGTCAATCTGCTTTGTGAAATCATGCATCGCCCGGCTCAATTCGCTGTATTTTACTGTTCTCATTGTCCTGTCCTCCATTGGCTCTTGCAATCTAACAAATGTTTGATTGTGATTATATAATAATCCAACACTTGTTAGAGGACAAGACCGCAAGGCAAACATTTGTTAGATTTCAGCACCGTGCACAAGATTCTTAGAAGAAAGCTGGTAAAACGTATGACGGTTACAGTACAACGCATCGTCGATCTGACCGAACACTATGGCACATCAGGCGCTTTTATAGCGCGCCTATGTGGAAAGAGCCGTTCTCTAATTGCAGGTTGGAAAGACGGCAAAGCCGCCCCTACCGACTCGGACCTAGCAGCCATTGCAGACCTTTATGGGGTATCTGTCGCCTATCTTCGCGGAGAGGTAGACGTACCGGAGTCAAGTGTTAAGAACGCCTTACAGCAGCAGCTTTTAGACAGCGTTCAGAGCTTGGCCGATGATGAAATGCTAAAGGTTATAGAATACGTTCGCTTCCTGAAATTTCTGGATGCAGAACAAAAGGCAGACCCCCAATAAGGGAGCCTGCCCATGCTGAAGGATGCGTTACTGCTCCTTCAGCTGCCCGATGTACTCAAGCACCTGCCGGATCTGTTCAGGGGGTAAATCCTTGATTTCGTCCCGCAGAACTTCATCCAGCACTTCTCCGTGCTTCGAGTGTTCATCCGATGCTGCCATGTGCCATCACTCCTTCCCGGCTTACAGATAGGCCATTGAAAGAGTATGACATCTGTACTTTGCATTTCCAGCTTTTGGAAACATATACCAATGCTCGTGATAAAATAACAGGAAAGGTTATGGTGTGATATGGGATTCAGGTATAGAAAAAGCATTCGGCTTGGTGGCGGGTTCCGCATCAATATTTCTGGTAGCGGTGTTGGATACTCATGGGGTGTTCCCGGGTATCGAATCACCAAAACAGCGAACGGAAAAATCCGGCAAACCGCCTCCATCCCGGGAACCGGACTGAGTTATTCGACCGAGGAACCCATTTATAAATCTGCACAAAAAAGCGCTCTAAAAGAAGAACCATATACAGATACGGAAGTTATTCAATCTACCGACCGCGCAGACTATAAAGATTCCGACTTCAAGGCGCTTATGAAGCGAATCAAGCGGGTTTGCTTTCTCAATAAAGCCTCACTTATCGTTGGGGCTATCGGCCTGCTCGCTTTCATCGTTCTTCATACACCGCAGCGGCTTTTCCTGACCATTTTATCATTCATCGTATTTCTCTATGCCCACTATATTGCTCCTGTAAATTTGGAATACGACTTCACCGATGAACAGTTTGATGCCTACGAAGAATGGTATAACGCCTGGCGTAAATTATTTGCCTGTGATGCCGTTTTCTATGTACCCGAAACCCACACCAACAGCAGCGCAAAAAAGAATGGCGGTGCCGAGAAAACCGTATCCGAAGAAAAAGCTCTCGGAATGCCTGCACTCCCCTATTTTCTCAGAACAAATGTGCCTGTTTTTTCGGCCGCTCTGAATAAGAAGGAGTCCATTTATATTTTCCCGGATAAGGTGCTCTATCTTCACAATAGCAAAATCAGCGCATACGACCTTTCGGAGGTCTCTTTCAATGTCGATTCTGTCAACTGTGTCACGGATCAGGAGCATCTACCGGCGGATAGCAAGGTGGTCAAAGAAACTTGGCTCCGAGTAAACGCCGATGGTTCTCCTGACCGGCGCTATAAGAACAACAAAAAATGCCTTGTTTGCGAATATGGCAGACTGCGAATCCGCTCTGACAGCGGACTAAATATTTATTTTCTGCTTAGCAATTCCGACAACGTAGACCAGTTCAAGGCAATTCTTCCACAATAAAAAAAGACCCCGGCCATTATAAAAATGGTCGGGGATTTATAAACTCTCCAGGAGGTATATTCGATGCCCTGCTATAAAGACGAGAAGCTTGGCACTTGGTACTGCCAATTCTATTACACAGACTTCACAGGAGTTAAGAAACAGAAGCGCAAACGTGGCTTCAAAACCCGGCGTGAAGCATTGGAATGGGAGCGAGAATTTCAACTCAAAAAATCCAAGAACTGTGATATGACATTGTCCAGTTTTGTTGATTTATATTTTGCCGATATGAAAGGCAGACTTCGCGATTCCACGATTGACAATAAGCGGCAAATTTTTGACACAAAAATTATTCCATATCTTGGGAAACGAAAAATGGATGAAATCACCGCCATGGATATCCGCGAATGGCAAAAAACTGTAAAAAAGGCAGGCGAGGACACTGGCCTCCCGTATGCTGAAACGTATCTATTGACCATCCACTCCCAGCTAAATGCGCTTTTCAGCTATGCACAAAAAATGTACCGGCTTCCTAAAAATCCTTGTTCCATTGCTGGGCCTATGGGTTCATCTATCACCGAAGAAATGCTGATTATCACAAAAGACCAGTACGATATTCTTCGGAAGCATTTTCGCAACGAAGCATATTTGTTGGCTTTCGATGTATTATTTTGGTCCGGGTGCCGTGAAGGTGAAATGCTGGCGCTCCAGCCAAAAGACTTGACCGATACCGATGAACTAAAAATTTATAAAACATATCGCAGAAAAAACGGACAAGATATTCTCGGTCCCACCAAGAACAGTAAAAAAGGAGGCAACCGGAATGTGCCCATCCCCCATTGGCTGGCAGAAGAATTCCGTTCCTACTGCTCCAAACTGTACGGCCTAACCCCCGATGAACGAGTGTTTTACATGACCTGCACATCACTCAACAAGGAGTTGACCCGCTGCACCAGAATCACCTCTTTGCCGGACATTCGCGTACATGATCTGCGACACAGCCACGCTTCCCTTTGCATCGAACTTGGATACTCTGCCCTGCTTGTTGCCAAGCGTTTGGGCGACACCGTTCCGGTAGTTATGAAAACATACGCCCACCTGTACCCAAACAAGCAAGCCGAACTTGTCTCCAAGCTGGAGGACCTTGCCGCCCCTGAAAATGAGGATTCCGGTTACTTGGGAAGCTTATAGTATCACCCCACTGTCAGGCAACAGCGCCTTATTTTCGATAATGTCACGGTCATTTCTTAATGTCAACAATGTCAAAAAGCCCCCTGAAAGTTTCGATCTTTCGTCGCTTTCAGGGGGCTTTCAAATTATTCTCAAATGTTAAACCGCGAAGGCTCGTTGAATTATAATTCTGTGTGCTTTTTCGCGGCTTAATGTCAAACTAATGTCACAGCGCGCTTTTTCTTTCAATTTTGTTCATAGCAACGTTGAAAGTTCGCGTCATTCCATTATTCGAGCTCTATGGTGGGCGGTTGTCTTCTGTTCGCATTGGTTATTTTCTATTCTTTCCAATGCTTTCATTTCCTGTATTTCCTCGGTTCTTGTTGGCTTCTGGGTGCTTCTGTTACTTGGGTGTTACTTCGGTGTTACTTTCAGGCTCCGCCAAACCCAGCTCCACAAGGTAGCGGTTCACGGCCTCGTTGATGAAGTCGCTGCGGCTCATGCGGCCGGTTTCAACGTTCTTTTCCCGGTCGTCAATATAGTTATCGATAATGTCCAGGGTGCCGGTGGGGATGTGTACCGTTGTGGGCACTCTCCGGCTGGCGCCCTTCATAGGCCTTCCGTATGGCATTGCTTTTCCTCCTGTTACTTGTTGCGGTGGCTCTCTGCTGCTGCGGCCAGAATGTCCAGATCTTGCCGCAGCCCAGGGGCCAGGGCGTCCACCCAGCGCGCCGGAATGGCCGAGAAGCCAAACCAGGCGCCTGCCAGGCCGCCGGTAATGGCTGCGTTGGTGTCGGTATCACCACCCAGGTTTGCGGCCGCGCAGACGGCCTCCTCGAAGGTCTGGGCGTGTGCGAGGCAGCTCACGGCAGTGCTCATGCTGTCCACCACATAGCCGCCAGCTGCATACGTCGCAGCCGCTTCCACGGAGCCGTCGTAAAACGTCCCCTTCAAGCACTCGTGCAGAAAGTCCGCCACGTCGCCGTCCTGGAAGTTACCAACCGATTCCGTTAATAAATATACCATTCTCGTGTACAAAACGCAAGCCTCGGTGGACTTGTCCCCGCGGTGCGTCATTTCTGCAAACGCCCTGGCCTGCATCTCCGCAGCGCCCTTTGTCTTGCAGTAAAGGCCAGGGTATACGGTGCGCATCAGAGCGCCGTTGCCTTCCACAGGGCGGCCGCCGTCGCGCCTGGTCTGTCGCGCAGCCTCCATCCAGTCCGCAGCCGTCGGAACGCCCTGCCAGCGAATACGGCCCAATCCCTTTGCAATGGCAATGCTGTGCGAGCAGGCGCCGCCGATGTCCTTCGGTTTGCTGTCGGCCCATGCAATGAACTGCTGGCCGACGGAGGCTACCAGGTCCAGGCCGTTGTCCCCTTCCAGGGCATCCAGGATGCCGCGGGCAACGCAAAGGGTCATCTGTGTATCGTCCGTAACCTCGCCGGGCTTCAAGTTCAGCCAGCCGCCGCCGATCATGTCGGTAACGCGACCGTATGCGTCGCAGATCTGCCGGTCGCTCATAAATTCCAGGGGGCCGCCCAGGGCGTCGCCAACGGCCACGCCGTACAAGGCACCACGGATTCGGTCAAGCTGCTTTTCGTTGATCTTCTTCATTTCTGTTCCTCCCGTCCAGGCATTCGGCCTGTAATCACTCGGCCGTTTTGGTCCAAAAGCGTGTAGCCGCACAACTGTGCGAAGATTTTCGCTGCCTCCTCCGGCTCGTACAGCAGAACCGCCGAAAGGTCTTCCGCCGGGTACTCCTCCGGCACCTTCACCACCTGGGCATAATAGCTGCCGCCCATGCCCAGGTCGAAAAGCTCCCGGATTATGTCGTTCTGGTCGATTTTCTGCTTCTTGGTCTTTCCGTCAAAGCAGAAGGCCACTCCTTCCGGTACGTTCTCGACCAGCTTCAAGTGATCGCCTATCATGCGCCCGCCTCCTTTACGCATGAACCGCAGGGTTGAAGCCCTGGGCCTTTATGTTCTTCGCCCAGGCCGTCACCATGGCGACAAGGTCCTTTTTCATAGCCGGATAGTATTTTGTGGGCTTTCCGTCCACGAAATCTTTGTAAACTTCCCAATAGCGGCCGATGTAGTCGTTCTGGTAGGTCAGCGGCTCCACGGTACCGGTTTCCCGGTCAACGCCCATGGTCACATCCGGGTCCCGCATAAGGTCGCCGTTCTGCTCCCCATAGTGGGCCACGGAATACACCGGGCGGCCCTCGTGGTCATTGTAGCCCAAGGCCTCAATGCACAGGTCCATATAGCCCTGGGCCGTGAACTTCAAGGCCTTTTCTTCGGTGCCGTCCACGGCATCGAAGAAGGGCGCCAGGGTCTTGTAAATCGTTTTTGCACTCATGCCTTTTCCTCCCGCTCCATCAAAATTTCCGAATCGCGCGCCACCTTCCGCAGTGCGGTGAGAACCTCCGCAAGCTGGTTTAGTGTGGTCGCGTAATTTGCCACCTCGCCAGCCCAGGCCACATAGTCGTCACCCTCGGAAAGCAGTCGAATTGATTTTGCCAGGTGCTCCGCTTCAAGCTCCGCCATAACAATCTGGCCGTTCAACTGCTGGTTGAAGAATTTAACTTTGTCCATGCTCTGTGCTCCTCTCTGCGGTATGGTTCCCGCGACCTTGCCCGGCTGGCTGCCGGGTGGTTTCGGCCTTTTCCTCGGGCCATCATCAGGCGGGGTTAGATGTTGGTTTTGCGCGCGCCGGTCTCCGTGTGTTCCCACACATCAACGGAGTATCCAGCAGCCCGAAACCTGTTTGCAAAGCTGCGGGCCTCCTCCTCGGATGACTTCCAAACACAGAGCGGGAAACCGGCCTTGTTGTACAAAATCTGGTAACGCTTCATCGTTCATGCCTCCTTCACTTCCACACTCTTAATGCTGTTCTCAACATAACTGCGGCCGCGGAGGTGCTCGCAGCTCCAGCAGAAGCCGATTCCGCGCTCTCTCAGAAAATACCCTGCCTTGGTGTTGTCCTTTTCGCTAAAGGCGGATTGAAGCGCCCAGGCCTGGGCGTCCTCCACTAGGATCATTGCGCAGGCCTCGCCGCGCTCGCCGTTCTGGATAGTGTCGTAGGTGAAAATAACGTTCTTCATGGTTCAGTCCTCCGTATAGTAATCGAATCCTTGGCTTGAAATGCCCAGCAAGAAAAGCCGGTGGCTTCCGTGCCGGTCCACCTTGTACTTGCCGCCCAGGGCTTCAAACGCGTGTTTCATTCCAACGTAGCTTGCTTCATGCAACGGCCGGTCCTCTGCTGGCCCAAATGGGCTGCGCATCCCGATCAACTGGTTGTCCAGGTCCTTTGCCAGCCCGCCCAGGTCAAACGGTGTGATGTTCTCCATGTTTCTGCCCTCCCTCTTTAGTGTACCTTAATCAGCGTCCCGCTGTTCAGGATGTACCATTCTTCGCCGTTCTTAACGGTCGTCTTACAGCCCTGTGCTTTAAGCAGCATCCGCATTTTTGCCAGCTGCTTTTCGGTGCACTGCATCCAGAAGAATCCTGCGTAATTGAACCACTCGTTGCTCTGGATGTTCACGGAACGGGCATTCTCAAAAATGCGGTTGAAGGTACTGGTTTTCATGGTTTAGCCCTCCTTGCCTTCGGCTTTCTGCTCGATTTCGAGCAGCTCATTGTAAATTCTTTCGGCCTCGTCGCCGGTCAAGTTGAACTGTTCGATCAGGTCGGAAATTGCATCGGACCGCCAACCGCCTTCGTACAGGGACGCCGCAGAATACTGAACGTCGTATTCCTCCCGGCCGCCGCAGCGGAGGTCGTCGCGCCAGTTCTCGTAATCGGTCTCTGTCATGCTCAACATCATAATTTGGACCTCCTTAGTAACAAACCGTGGATTCATTGATGCGAATGAACTTCCCGTACTTCTTGCCGAGCCGCTCTGCGCAGACGTAATTGTAAACGTCCAGCCGGTTTCTAAACTTCGGGTCCCGGTCGGTGAATACCAGGGTGGTTTCCCGGAACACAACCTCGAACCGTGTATACCGAACCTTCATTTTTCGTTCCTCCTCTTGTGTGCTGCTGTTCTCTACGCCTTTATTATAAACCGCTTCGGTTTATAAGTCAAGAGGGAATTTTGCGAAACACGATTAATTTTAGGCAAAAAGAAAAAGCCCCGCTTCCGGCGTATTGCTGGAAGCGGGGCTTTCGTATGCTCTTATGTGGGGTTTGTGTGTGGCATTACTGCTGCGCAGCCTTGGCCGTCTTGTTGTGGTCGATCTGGGCCTGGATGCGCGTGGTCAGATAGCCGACGGTGTCGCCGCCGGAAATCCTCTTGATGTAGTCCAGGGCGTCGCTGCTCAGGCTCTTAATTGCTGCGGAAATTGCGCCATTCAATGCCTTGGCCTGGGCGGCCTTATCGAAAGAGCCGGTCTTTTTCAGGTCGTTTACATAGGTCTGGTTCATGGCTGCCACGGCATCCGCCACGGCGTCGGTGATCTCGCAGCAGATGCGCTTGATGGTCTCGTTCTTGATCTTCTCGGCCGTGGAGGCGTTGATGGCAGCGGCCGCCTTGTAAACGTATGCGGTTGCCAGGGGTGCGCAGATGGTCAGGACGGCAAAAAGAAGCTGGGTCAGGATCTCTTTCATGGTGTTTTCTCCTTTCAATATTCAGCGGATAGAAGAAAGCCCGGCCCTCTGAATGATGGCCGGGTAGTTTTTATAGGCGTGGTTCAGGTCCACGTCGCCGGTGATGCCGGGGACGGTTCCCTCGCTGGTGTACTGCCAGATGCCGTGCTTGCGGGAGGGCCGCTTGCCGCGGTAGTCCGCGATCCACAGGTCAAACGCTTTCAGGGCGTCCATGTCCAGCTCCGTGTTTGCGTAGCTGGTATAGGTGTAGACCATAGCATAGAGGCCCCAGGCCTCGATCTGTTTGGCGGCGCCTGCCACCAGGGTGGAAAGTTCCTTGGCCGGGATGGGTTTCAGCTTGTTGTCCTCCACATCCACAGCCACAGGAAGCTGGAAGCTCTTTCCCATCAACGCCTGCTTCACCTTCACCAGCTCGACGGCCCGGGTGGCCTCGTTCTGGGCATAGGTGTAGTAATAGGCGCCCACGGGAATGCCCAGGCGGGTGCATTCCGAATAGTTCCGCTCAAACTGGGGGTCAATGTAGACGCCGCCGAAGCTCTTGTTGGTGGAAACCGTTTTCAGGATTGCACCGTCAATTTTACCGCTGCGCTTCACAGCCTCCCAGTCGATTTTCCCCTGGTAGCGGCTGGCGTCAAGGTATTTGTAAATCATCGCTTTCTCCTTACCTGTTAATCAGGAATTTTTGCAATTCGTCTTTTGCGGTTTTCAAGCCCTCGACTTCATTGCCGTCAATATCATGCGACAAAAGAGCCAGCATACAACGCTGGTTTACGCGGTTTCCTTCTTCCAGAATTTCAAAGTGTCTTTTGTCATTGGCTAAAAGTTCATCATGCCGGGCCACTCTAGCCTCCAACTCCGCCAGGCGCTTGTCTTGCTTCTGGTTTGGGGACTGCATTGCCTTGATGCCTTTGTAAATCCAAACAATGGCACCCGCAATACAGGAAATGCCGCCGCAAATGGCAAGTATTCCCGCCCAAAGCTGGGCAGGAGTTAAAACGATCATGCTCTGTGCTGCTCCATCCATGCCTTCACCTCCTTTCGGCACAAATATGGTGCATAGAAAGCGGCAATCATAGGCCACCACCTCCTTTTCTGCTGCTTCCATCAGAGGGAAAACGGGAGCTCATCAGCGCCCAAAAGCCGGTCGATCTGGCCGTTCACGCTGGCAATCTGGTCCTCTGCGCATACTGCGCCAACCTGCGCCAGGGCTTCCGCCTGGGCGTGAATGATTTCATTCTGCTTGTACACGATGCCGGTCAAGGCCTCGATAATCTGCAAATTGCTCACGCAGCCCTCCTTTCTTCTTGCGCCGCCGCTTTGGCGTGCAGATAGATTTCATTTAGCCGAACTTTTATTTTTTCGTTCGGGCAATGCTCAATCATGCCGCGGTAAGACGCAACGCGGCGATCAAAGGCTTCTTTGCTCATTTTGCCAGCAAAATACAGCTTGCAAATACCACGGAACGCGCCCTTTATCCGGCGCACGGTCGCTTTTCGCAGCCGCAGTTCCCGGGCCGTAACAATATAGCCCACAAACTCCACACGATCCGCCGGGCGGATACACGTTTTCCGGTTCAGGTCCAGGTGCAGCCGGTCCGCCAGGAATCGGGTGATCTGTTCCAGGTATTCGTTTGCCTGCTCTTTGCTGTCTGCCAAAATAACAACGTCGTCCATATACCGTGCATAGCGGTGAATATGCAAAACGTGCTTGCAGAACTGGTCTAACTGGTCGAGATAAATATTTGCAAAAAGTTGCGAGGTCAGGTTGCCGATGGGCATACCCCGGTCAAATAACCAGTCTTCGTCTTCTACGTCTTCCGGTCCCATAAACCGCGGCAGGCCGAAGCGCTCAGAATCGCAGTTTATAATATTATCCAGAAGCCGCATGAGCTTCGGGTCCTTTACCCGCTCGCCCAAAATATCAAGCAAAACGGCATGATCTACGCGGTAAAAATATTTAGAAATATCCAGTTTCAGCACATATTGTTTACCAGGCTTTGATTCTGCCTGTTGTAACCAATATTGGAGCCGTTTGGCCGCTGCAAGGCTTCCTTTTCCTTTACGACACGCATAAGAATCCTCTATCATCATGCGGTCGTAAAAGGGATTTAGTTCAAGGTATATCGCCCATTGAACGATCCGGCTTGCGTAAGGCAGCGCCATAACCAGGCGCCTTTTGGGGACACTGACCCAATGTTTCCTATACGGCCCAAACTTGAAACATTCATTTTCAAGGTCGTCCCGGATCTGCAATAGGTTTGCATCCAGGTCGTTGTTGAATTTGATTATTTCATCCCGGTATCTCTTTTGTTTTTTAGCGTTCCTGTTGGCTTCTTCAAGCCTGGGAAACGCAATAAGGTTAGAAAAAGAATTTTGGAGCACTTGTTTCTCATTCATACTTCACCAATCCGCGTTTGACGTCCCCGCCTCCGCGGCTCACTGTCATTTTTTCCGGTCATGTCTTCCCGGAAGGGGAAAAGGCCCCTTTGACCCTTGCACCTACACGGCCCCGTAAGGCCGTGCACCAATGTCCAGCAAGGGGCAGAGCGAGACGCCCGCCGATGTTCGTCCAGCGATTCGAGCGCGGATTATTCAGATTCAGGGCGAAAACGCCGTTGTTCGCGCCATTGTTCCAGTTACCACCACGATACGCGCACCGGCAAAATCAATGGCCCGTTCCCCAATCTTAAAGCTATATTTTTATTCCTTTTTCGCAGGCCCGTTTTTCACGGATTCCATATAGCCGCCGATCATACATCCTATTTCTCTATTAAAGCTGCTCCAAACTTCCCGCTGGTGTAACGTCAAAGGCGGGGCGTATTTCTGCCCGCGGTAATCCTTGTCCGACGCCACTATTACAAATTCTTTCAAAACGGCCAGCTCAATGTCTAAGTCTTCAAGCGTGGTCTTCTTGTAATATTTTCGTTCTAGGCGCGTCGCCAGACGGTACATTTCCAGCATACTATCCCGGAGGATATCCGCAAGTTTCCGTTCGCGCCGCGGGAAAGCATCAACAAGCGGCATTCCGTATTTCATCATTTCGGATATTTTTTCTTTAAGAAAAAACGGCTTCGGCTTTGTTGCTTCTCCCGGTGCTTTCGGTTCCTTCGGCGTGTAGCTGCCACCATAATTTTGCGGCGTTGGATTGCGAGTATATCCAGCCACTTTTTAACCTCCAAAATATAAAAAATCGGGGCCCTGCTCCCGCAGGGCCCTTCAGTTTACCAGGGATCAGTTTTCAGTTTCCTCGTCGCAAGCGAGACGCCCGCCGCCGTCCGTCCAGCGACCCGAGCGCGGATAAATCAGAATCAGGGCGAAAACGCCGCCGCCCGCGCCATTGCCCCAGTTACCACCACGATACGCGCACCGCTCCGCGGCCGCGTTGTTGGCCCAGAACACGTCGTTGCCATAATCGGCATCAGAGGCCCCGTCCTCCGGCAAGAAAGCCATTGCCTGGAGGTACAGCTTTGCCGTAGCGCTCAAACCGCTTGCGGTGGTCTTGGCAAAGCTGGCGTTCCGGCTCGTGTCGGAAGCGTCGGCAATGCTGGTACCCCACTGCCAGTGACCGGATACCCAGTCCAGCTTTACCGTGCCAGCGGTGGTGCCCTTGCCATCGGGCACCACAAACAGGTCGTTGTAGCTGGTGGCGGAAGCGTTCAGGGCGCGCCACTCGTTGGAGCTGGCGCCGGTGTTCACGCTGGCGTCGGCTGCGTTATTGTAGGGGATCACCTGGAGTTCACCGCACACCAGACGGACGCCGCGGATCCATTCCCAAACGTTGCCGTTCAGATCCCACACGCCGTCCATGGCGCCGGTGTCGCTCCACGTCACAGGGCCGGTGCCGGTGGCAACGCGGCAAGTGCTGCCGTTGCTGCTGTCAATATACGTCGGAATTGCCACGATGGCAGTTTCGGAAGAATCCTTGCCGTAGTTGTTGTTGCCCTTGGGCATGGTGCCGTTCTTTTTTGCCAGCAGCGCCAGGAAACCCCACTCCATATAGGTGATGCAGTGGAAGCCGTTGCCCTTGTTCTTGCCGTACTGCTCGATCTCGTCCAGGGTAATGTTTGCCGCCGGATCCTCGTTGGGCAGCGAATAGGCGCGGCTGTTGTGTACGATGCTCTGGAACTTGCCAAAGGCCAGCTTCTTGCGCTGCACGCCGTTTACCAGGAAGGCCGGGTGCGCGGTGCTGTCGCCGTTGGTCAGCAGTGCGTTAAGCATCTGCGCCGGGCGCTCTACCATCACGGAGGGGTCGCCCTTGTCGTCCACGATAACCTTGTTGGTGGGGCAAACAGAAGAAAGTGCCAGGCTCGTAAGTGCAAAATTGCTCATTGTTGTATCCTCCTTTTAGTCTTCTGCGGGCTGCAAGTCGTCCAGGGACCACAGGATCAGCTTAACGTCTGCCATGTCAAGCGGGACGGCCTCGGTGTGGGTCTTCATGGTGCTTTCGCGGCTCTGGCCCTCCGCGCCCTCGGCCTGTTCTGCGGCTTCCTGGGCCTCCTCTGCGCTATCCTCGACCTCCACGAAAACCTGGGCCGGGATCTCCACCTGGGCCACATAATAGCGGCCGGTGCCGGTGCCGATGGTCAGGTTGTTCTGGTCGTCCATGCACACGTCAACCGTCACGGGGATGTCGCGCTGGCGGGTGTCGCAGCGAATTGCCAGGTCATCGTCGCCAAAAATGATTTTGGTTTTGCTCTGCGCCCAGGCGATCTTCTCGCCCTCGTTCTTGTCCTCAACCTGGATCTTATTGTAAGTAGCCATTAGGTCATACCTCCTTTAACACGGATCTGCAAGGTAACGCTTTTTGCGCTGCCGGTGAATGCGACTTTAAAGCCGTTCAGGGCCTTGGCGCTGATTTCGATGCTGCCCACCTCGCCGGTGGCGCCGGTCTGCTCCGCCTCAACGGTATAGAACAGGTTCTTGCGGGTCTGCTTCAAAGCAACCGTCACGGGGTTGTCGCGGGTGCTGTTGAAGGGGAATTTTGCGGTGTTTTTCAGGGTAACGGTCTGGGTTTCGCCCAGGATCTCACCGTCCACCATGGCCGCGTGGGCGTCGTTCCCGCGCTGCTGGTGAAGGTTGCCGAACAACAGGATAGATGCCGCCAGGTATGCGTCCTGGATGCCGTTTTCCATGTTGTTGAAGTTGGTTGCGCTCTGGGGTGTGCCCTGCTGGAGGACCTCGCCCTGGTCCTTCACAACCTCGCTGGTGCCGTCGCCGTTTTCGGTGATCTTGCGCCGGTGGGGGTGCTCCGTGATGTGGTCCTTCCAGTCGGTCGAATTATACATAAGCTCTCGCCTCCTTAACCTTCTTCGATCTTGAACGTGAAGCGGTAGAAAATACCCTCGGTGGTATCCTTACGGGTGATACTGTCCGGCTTCGCGCAAAAAAGCTGGTCCTTCGTGTTGAAAAGCTGAAATTCGGTCGCCGTAATGGTGCCGGGGATCGTGTGGTCCACCACAATGTCGGCAGCGATCCGGCCGTCGCTCAGGACGTGGATTTCAGGCTTGCCCAGCTTGTAATAGGTGCCGCCGACTTTCACACGGGAATATGCAATATTCCGCTGTGTGAACTCTTTGTAATCCTCGATTGCCGCTGCGGTAAGCAATGCCATAGCTTTTCGCCTCCTTCTTTAGTCTGAATCGTCCCCACAGAGGGGGAAGTCAAAAGAGAAAACCCGGCCGGAAACGCCGTTTTCAACGGTCGTCCCCTGCTGGGCTCCCACACTGTTTAGATCCGGAGCGGTGCCTGCCTCCAGCTCTCCCGTCATGGAATACGCGAAAGCTGCGCCACGGCCGCCGGGTGAAAGGCTCAGGGCGGTTTTTGCGGTCGCGCTCTCGTTATTCAGGCCCGGTTCTTCACCGGCAAGCGTGTACGGGAAGGCGCCGCCGTCACCGGTGCCCGCCAGAACGGCAGAAACGCGGCCCTGTGCGGCGATAAAACTTTCCTCGGGAAGTTGGCCTGCCAGATGTTCGCCCGTCAGCGGGTACGCATAAGCGGTGCCCTGGGCCGTCGGTACGATCTTCACCGGTACGTCCTCCACATAGGCCAGATAGCTTTCGTCCGGCACGGTGCCGGTCATGTGCTCACCGGTCAGCGGGTAGGCATACGCTTGGCCGATGCTGCCGGGAGAAATGCGTACAGTAACCGGGTGCTGCACTCCAATGTTGTTCACGTCGGGGTGCTCGCCGGTCAACTTGTACTCGAAAACTTTCTGCCTGCTGCGCGGGCTCACCTTGATGGTTGCATCCGCCGTCACAAATAACTGAAAGGCAATGTGCGACGGTTTGATGCGCTTCAAGCGGTCCACCACGGCCGAATAGTCCAGCGGTTCGCCTCCCGCCTCAATATCAACGCGGATCGTATAGGGCGCCACGTTTTCCTCAACGTGCACGGCCCGGCCGGTCATGGCGGACAGAATCGCTTCCACGCGGGCCGGGTTCATGGGCGCGCGGGCACCGCGGCGGGCGATTATGTCTGCCCGGCGGGCTGCCAGGCTGCGGTTTTCGTTCGTCTCGATACCATAGCGCTGCTCCCAGTAGCGCAGGGCCCAGGTGGCCGTCTCCGGGTTTGCCTGTTCCCGCAGCTCCGAGAACCGGATCTCCGCGTCGTCCACCTCTCTGCCCATGACTTCATAGAGCCATTTTGCCACATAGGAGCGCTCATAGATGGGGGATACGCGGGAAATCATGCGCTGGGAAACGCGGTTTTCAGGGAATCTTTCAATGTCGAAGTTCTTCCGGGTGCTCATTCGCTGGTCGCCTCCGTATCCTTGATGCCGTGAATCTCACCGGTGCATGGGTAGTCCGCCGGGTCCAGCGGAATGTCCTTCACGTCGCCGTTCACAAGGATCTTGGAAAAGTTCTTCACGCCCTCGGTGCGGGTCAGGGCCGCGTGGATCTCGTTATACTTCACCAGGCTGTCGGCCTTGGCGGTGATGTAATACTCAATCAGCGCGGTGCGGAAGATTTCTTCCACCTCTGCGGCGGTCTTGGTGCCGTCCAACTGCAAGCCCTCAACGGAGATATTCACCACCTCGCCCTCGGGGGCCTGCACCAGGAGAATTGCGCCAACGGGTGCCTTCCGCTCGATCCGGTTGTCGTCCCTCATGATGTGGTCGTACACGTTTTGAATAATAGAGCCGTTGGCTGGCTCGCCGGAAGAATCCAGAATAATAAGGCGCACCCAGTTGGGATGCGTCTTTTCATACTGTGCATCAACCAGCACCGTGCCAACGCCCGAAACCTCTTTGGCCCAGCGGATATAGTCCGCGTCGCAACCAACAAAGGATTCGCCCGAAGTCTCGTCATACTCCGCAATGCGCAGGCGGAGGGATTCGTCGTCTTCCTCCTCTGCGCCGCCGGTAATCTTGTCGGCGTTGGTCACAAGGGTAACGCCTGCAATCGGGTCCATCATAATCGTGATGGCACCCGCGCCCACGTTGCCGGTGGGGCCCGGTTCGACTGCTGTAATAGCAACGTCAACCGTGCCGTCCTCCCCTCCGGTAGCCTCTCCAATGTAGGCCACGGAATCCGTAGCGTACTCAATGGCAGGCACTCCGCCGGAAGAAGGCACACAGACCACGGTGCCCTCCGGGATCTGCGTGCCGGGCGTGCCGGTAAACGTAACAATACCGGCTGCGGGGTTTGCCGGGCGGCGGGAAAGGCCGTCGGCCCTGGCGTGTCCGTCAAGGTAGGCCCCATAGGCCCACGCCGGAAACATCAACTTTAAGGTTTCCACAAGGTGGAAGTTCAGCAGCTCGTCCTTTTCGAGTGCCGTGGGATAGGTAAAATCCCACGGGAAGCCGCCTTCGGTGTCGTCAATGTCAGGCGGGAGGCTTTCCATCATGCGCGCCTGGATCTGCTCCGCCGTTTCGGCTTTCAGCCAATCAGGCGCGGAAAATGCCGGAATTGTGGCCATGTTCTCACCTCCTTACTTTGAAAAATTCAGGCTGACGGTTTGGATTTCGTCGTAGCCGCGGCCCTTCACAACAAATTCGCAATCGCAACTGTCTGGCTCGGGCCATGTAAACGTAAAATCGCGGCAATACTCCGTTTTGGGATTCGCCATGATTGCTTCCGTGATGGTCCGTTCCAGGCTGGCTTCCACGCTGGCGCGGTCGCTTTGTGCAAGCGAAGTTTCGAGCTCTGCGCCGTACTTGGTCGAGTACGCCAGAAAGGCGTCCCGCTCCGTCATAACGGTTTTTATGCACCATTGCATATAGGCTTCGCGGCCGCTGGCTCCCGCCATGCGACCGGCGCCGTCAAGGCGAAAATCGCCGGTCGCATAGTCGAAATAAACAGAAGGTTTATACTGCTGCTTCCGGTTCTCCTCGTTCTTCTTTGCGACGAAGTCCGGGACTTCAAAAACCGGGTAAAGCTGCTTTTCAGCCATAGGAAAGCCCTTCCTTTCGTCTTGTTATTTTTTTAGATCCTCCGCCGGGCAGATAATATCCACCACAACGGCCTCCGACTGCACCCAGGCCACCAGAACCCGGTCCCCGGGTTTCAGGCGGCGCATTTTCTCCGGGATCAGGACGTGGTGCTGGTGGGCGCCTTCCGGCCCTCCGCTGCCCGCGCTGTTCTGCGGCGGGTCCGGCGGGTCCGGCTGCCCGGCTGCCGGTATGCCAATCGTGCCAGAACACGGCAGACCCCTGGAATCCATAAGGGTTGCAACCTTCTTGTGATTGTGTTCACCGCTGCCCGGCTTACCGATGGCCTGGGTTTTTGCCAGAATGTCCCCGGTTTTGCCAAGGGTCAGTTGGCGGCAGACGTGGTAATCCTCTACCGGAATCGGAATGGAAAAAGTGTTGGTTTTGAGGCTGTAATCGTCCTGGATCTCGCCAAAGTCAAGCACCAGTGCGGAATCTTTTGAACGTCGCCGGTCAATTTCTCCAACGAAGGCCTGGGCCAGCCCATTCACGCCCTTGTTGCCAGAACTCGGGTTCACGGTTCCCTCCTTCCGTTACTTTGAAAAGGTGCCTTCATCCACCCAGCCGTAAACGTGCGTTTCGGCCCAGTTCTGATAGATCAGGTGGTACGGGTGTTTCGCACCCTTCTTTATGATGGTTATTTTTGCCTTTCCCGGCGAAAGGTTTGTGCTTGCGGCCTGCGTGTCGGTGGCGGTCTTATAATGGCTGCCACCGGCAAAGTTCACAACGTCGCCCACCTTGTACTCGTCGGAGCCTTTCTTGCTCTCCGCCGAATCTTCGCCCAAAACTTTAACAGTCATGGTCATAGTGCGGTTTGCTGCGTCGTGCTGCACTCCCAGCACGGTGCAAAAGCCGTTCACCGTTCTGGCCGCAGCCCGGATTTTGTCGCCCTTGCGGATAAACGGAAGGTCCGCACCTTTCAGGGTGGTTTTTCGTGTCGGCTCCCCTTTTTCGTCAAGGGTCTTCTGTGCGGCAGACTTGGCCTGTGCGGCCGTGTCGTCCGAACTACGGGTATAGATCCGCTGCCGGATGCCATACTCCGTTTTTCCGTCCAGGGTCGCTTCCACAGACCGCTTCTTGGTCTTCTTTTCGAGGCCTATCACCTTAACACGGGTAACAAGATCGGCCGTGCTGATCTTGTCGCCGCTCGTTGTCAGGTTGTCGTCCTCGTCAAAGTGGTAAACGGTTTCGTTTGCATTGATGGGCAAAACGTCCACCTTGCCGCCGGTCATTCTTATAACGTAGTTGTCCGCGCCGTGCTTTTCGGCATCGTCCAGAAGCTC